TCTTTAGTAAAAAAATATTCTTTTTTTGCCGTATCTACCCAGAATTTAGCTTCTTCTGGACCAAGTTTCATATCATCTTTAAACTTATAATTCCAAAATAAAGATTTATCTCTTTGGTTTACGTGTTTATAACCAACCTTAGGTATTGTCATAATTGTTGTGTCGTTATATGTAGCACGTAGTAAAAATTCATAATTAAAAGTTAGTTTCATAGAAGATTTAAAACCACCTATTTCTTCAAACTTATCTTTTTTCATTATCATACCACTAACTTGGAAATTTTGGTATTTTAAAAGAGTATTGTTATCTAGAAATCCTATATCTTCTGAAAAACCCATAGCCCATAAGGCTTCATTGGTAAACCCTAAGAATTGACCTACTTGGTCGGTATCAACAACTAAAGGTAGGAAAATATCTACTTCATTATAGTGTGGTACATACAAATCAAATTGTTTAAACCATATATTAGAATATTCATCATCGTACTCTAGTATAGAAAATAATTCTGTTTGGCATTTAGATACACCTAAATTAATTTGTCCACAGTATGTGGTATCTTTATCATTATAAATAATTTCAGTATCTATACCAGTAGTATTTTCAAAATTATCCATGTATTCTTTTATTGGATTTTCGTCAGCACAAACTATTAATAGTTTACCTGGCTTTACTTGTGACTGCTCCAAACTCTTAAGTGATTTAGGGAACCAGTTGTTAAAATCATCCGAAACATCATGTACCGGAAGTATAATTGTAATATCTTTACTATTCATTTTTTTTTATTTTTTAAGAATTTTCACCTACTGGTGTAAGTTTATTTATAGAAGCCTCAAATTCTGTAGTCTTTTCATTAAAAATAGACTCAAAGTAATCAACAACTTCTTTACGTTCACTATCCTCTAAAAAATTAGAAGAAGTTTCTTTCATTTTGTCGTATATAGCTACGGGTACAGAATCCTCCAACCAATTCTTTAAGAAACCAGAAGTTATCTCAACCACTTTAGATTCATCAAAAACCCAAATACCATTACCCTCAGTTAACCAATCAGGTTTCATTATAGGTAAAGCTCCAATACAAGGAGTCCCACATTTCATAGATTCTAATGGGAAAGTACCAAAACTCGAAATTCTGTCCACCCAAATAGATGCACAAGATTCACCTAATGTTTTAGCAAATTCTTTTCTAGATAAACCTCTCATATCTCTAAATGTAACCCATTTAAATTGTGGGTTTTGTAAATAAAAAGATTTAATAATTTTCATAGTATCACGTTGGTCTCTAGTGTGTACAGCAATCATTGGTTTTTTTGGTTTTTCACTAGATTTAAAATATTCTGGTATTGAAGGTTCAATTACCGTAGACTCTACTGTTGGAAACAATTTTTTAATATATTCTTTTTGTGCTTTGGATGTTGTTATACATTTAGTAACACCGTAATTAGTCCAACCAAATCCCGGATTTAAGGTCTCCAAGATATAATCATAAGCTTGACTAAAAACTATTTTAGTACATGGCATATTAACTATTTGTTCTAACACATGCCCATATAGTTCTGGTATAACAACTATATCAGCTGGGCCAACTTTTAATTCTCCTTCTTCTATATTAGCATGTGGTAATTCAGCATATTCTGAACTTAACCATTCTGACACTCCTTTATAATCTTTCTTTTCATATAAGATTTCTGCTTTGTATCCTGCTTCTCGTAAATATTTTACATACTGATATGTGGTTGCTACTGAAGCAGATGCAGCACCACCAGTATCTTGTGTTAGAAAGTAAATTTTAGATTCTTTGTTTTTAATTCTTTCTAAACCATTTTGTAATTGAGTCAATTGTTGTTCCATAGTTATTTATAATTTTTTTATTATGTTATATTTTATTAGGGTATTTATAGCTATCTTAGAGGAGACAGGTAATTTATTTAATGATATTACACCTAAATTATCATCTATATCATCTACCGTATTACAAACAGTATCTAACATTAATTTAAAAAATTCAAACTTAGGTAAATTAAGTTCTAATTTTTCTTTTCCATCTTCAGTCAGTGTAAGCATATCTACATTATTTAGTAATTCATCTATATCTAAATATAGATTTTCGTTACCTATATTAAGTTTTAAATTACTTATTGTATTTCTTTTATTTGCCATAAATTTTCGACATTTAAAGAGTCTAACTCTTTTATACTATTTATTCTTAAATCACAATCATAAGAAGTGTTATAAGATTGGTCAATAATTATTAATTTTTTATCTTTTGGTTTTGATTCTATAACATCTATATCACTTGTTATAAACACATTAGTGTCTTCCCATAAGTCATTTAAATTTTCAGTGTTATAAAATAATATTTCATCACAGACTAAACCATATTTTGCTAAAAACCAGAGAGTAGCCGATTTACCTCTACCCAAATCATCACTAACAATTCTTAACTTATAATTAACAGGTATTTCTTTATACAACTCAACTAAATGAGAAACAACACCATTCATCATTTCTTTAGCCTGTCCAAATATTTCCATAGGAGCTTCTTCATATAAGAAATTATATAACTCATCTTCATTATTAAAATGTGTATATTGCATAAGATTGGGTGTTAAAACCTCAGACTTAACTTCTTTGTCTTCATATTTTTCATAAACCTCCTCAAATTTCAAAAGGACATTTCTTAACACACCATTTATATTAACACTAATTTTCATATTTAAAACTAATTACAAATATTATTTTTGTAAAGAATCAAAAACTCTTTCTATTTTTGCTATTAAAGGATTTCTAACTACGTCTGATTTATTAAATTGTACACAACCAATTTCTTCTATGTCCATAAAATGGTCCATTAGAAAAGTTAACCCATTACCCCCTCTAGAATCTTGTTGTCTTTCATCACCTAAAAATATCATTTTAGAATCTTTACCTAAACGAGTCATAATAGTTCTTATGTTTTCTCTAGAAATATTTTGTGCTTCATCTATAATAATAATTGACCTATCTAAATTAATACCCCTCATATAAGCGATAGGTAATTCTTCTATAGTTTTTAATTCTCTAAGTCTAGAGGTTATAGCTTGTCCCACTAACTTTTCAAAATTGTGAACAAATGAAAACATAAAAGGTTCCATTTTTTCTCTTAAACCCCCTTTTAAAAAACCAATTTCTTCATTTTTTAAAGTTGTTACCGATTTTACAATAACAATCTTTTTATATTTAGCGTAACGTTTAATTAATTTTAATGCTTCAGCACAAGCTAAATAAGTTTTACCGGTTCCAGCTGGTCCAGAACAAATAATAACTTCTTTTTCTTTTATAGCATTTACTAAAGCTTTTTGATTTTCAGTTTTACATTTGACGTTGACTGTCATAGTATCTGAAATTCTTTTTTCTTCAGTATTATTTTGGTAAATCCATTCTTCTACCTCCATTTGTTCTTCTCTACTTAATTTTTTAGTTCTTCTTCCCATTATTAATAATTAAAATTTTTATTTTCTTGATGATTCATAGTTTTTTATAAACCATCTAATTGTTTTCTCTAATCCAATTTCTATACTGGTAAATTTAAAATCAGGTAAATAGGATAATAATTTACTATTATCACTAGGTTTTCTAAATTGTCCGTCAGGTTTGTCATCTTGCCAAACCACATCACCTTTAAAATCCATATACTTCACAATTAAATTTACCACCTCCCCGATTGATACTTCTTCAGAAGTTGATAGTATAATCGGTTCTTCTTCGTCATAATTTTCTAATACCCATTCGGTTAATCTACCCACATCTTCCGAATAAATAAATTCTCTTAGTGGTTTTCCAGACCCCCAAACCTTAAAATCTTCATTATTTTTTTTAGCTAAATAACATTTATGTATTAATGAGGGTATTACATGCCCATTTTTTAAATTAAAATTATCGTTTGGACCATATATATTTGTAGGTATTACTGATACGTAATTTAAACCATATTGTTCTCTATAAGCTCTTAATTGTATATCAGCCATTCTTTTCGCGTAAGCGTAAGGGTAATTGGAGTCATGTGGTTCACCTAAGTGAATCTTTTTTTCTGTTAGTGGGTATTTGACATTTGCGGGAAAAACACAAGTAGATAAAAAAGAAACAAGCTTTTTAACACCATACTTTCTACAGGACTCAATTACATTAGTATTAATCATTATATTGTCGTAGAAAAATTCACCTTTAAAATTCATATTACCACCTAAACCACCTACCTTTCCAGCACAATGAATCACATTTAAAGGTTTATTTTTAAAAAATAACTCATCACAAATTTCAGGATTTCTCAAATCAAATTCACTACCAACCCTTAAATCACAATTAATAGTAGAACCAACTAAACCATTACCACCAGTCACCATTAACTTAGGTCTGGGAACATGAACCTCACCTACATCTAATATTTCTAAACTACTTTTCATAATATTCTAACCAATATTCAATCATCTCATCCATCATACCTTCAAAAGTGTATTTAGGTTTCCAGGATAAAACGTCTTTTATTTTTGAACAGTCACCTTTTAAGTGCTTTAACTCTTCAGGTCTTAAATATTTATTGTCTATGACAACATATTTTTCCCAATCTAACTCTAAAGATGAAAAAACATACTCAACTAAATCCTTTACTGTATGCGATATTCCAGTAGAACAAACAAAATCTTCTGATTTATTATGTTGTAACATTAACCACATAGCTTCTACATAATCTTTTGCGTGTCCCCAATCTCTACTAGCTTCTAAATTACCTAATTTTAATTCATTAGATAAACCTAATTTTATTTTTACAGCTTCTTTAGCGACTTTATTAGTTACAAAATTAATACCTCTTCTAGGTGACTCGTGATTAAATAATATTCCATTAGAAATAAACATGTTATAAGAGTTTCTATAATTTCTACAAATATTATAAGAAAATACTTTTGCACAACCATAAGGGGATACTGGATTCATGGGAGTCGACTCTCTTTGAAAACCATCGTCGTCTATATTGTTACCAAACATTTCTGAACTACTTGCTTGATAAATTTTAATTTTTTTGTTTGTTAACCTTACAGCTTCCAACACATTTAAAGTACCTAAACCAGTTACTTGTGAGGTATATATTGGTTGGTCAAAACTAATTCTAACATGTGACTGTGCTGCCAAATTATAAATTTCATCTGGTTTAGATTTTTGTATAACACTAATTATAGAAGACAAATCTGTAAGGTCACCATAAACTAAATTTAATTTTTTAAATACACTATCCGGTATCCTAGCAGTTTGATTTTCAGCTACAGAATTTCTTTTTAGAATACCCCAAACTTTATATCCCTTACTTAATAATAATTCTGATAAGTAAGAACCATCTTGACCATTTATTCCTGTTATTAGTGCTGTTTTCATTTAATTAATTTTTTAAAAATATTTTTTATTACTAAATGTGAATCTTTAGGAGCCTCCTTAAACCATCCCCATTTTTTGTGTTCATTATTTAATGATAACTTACCATTTTTTATTTTTAAAGTAAAACATACATTAATTGTGTGTACAGGAATGTTACTTGGTCCTGTTTTAAAGTTTGTTTGGGTGATATCTAACATTTCTATCACTTCACAAATTAAACCTGTTTCTTCTTTTACCTTTCTAATTATTGCTTCCTCTAATTTTTCACCCTTAAGTAGTCTTCCTCCAGGAAACCACCATTTATTTTTTTCTGGCTCATTATCTCTTAATAATAACAATACACCACTATCATTTTCTATAATTCCATCTACACAAACTATAGGTATAGAATCTATAATTTTGTCATATAGGTTTTGGGGTATAAAGTTAATACTCATTAGACTGTTGAGTTTAAAACTTCACAAATCTTTTTTATTTCGTCAGTATTCATTTCATGGTTATTTGGTAAGTATAGACCATTCTCGTCGATATCGTCCACATTTGGTAATTTCGCCAAATTAAATTTATTAAACCAATAAGGTTGTTTACCTAAAGAACCAGCTAATAAAGGTCTATTTTCTATATTATTTTCATTTAAAATTTTTACTATATTATCTCTATTTTTATGTATTATAGGGAAAGCAAAATTAGAAATATAGTCTGATTCTCTAAGTTTAGGTTTCCAGAAAGAATCATCTAATAACTCATAGTATAATTTAAAGTTACTGTTTCGATTTTCTACCACCATAGGTAATTTTTCTAATTGGCCTATCCCTAAAAAAGCTTGTAAGTCTGTAGACCTAAGATTAAATCCAGTGTGGTAAAAAGTGTATTGAGCATTAAATTCATCAATATCATACTCCTTACGCAATTTTTTTTGTACATCTAAATCCATATCCCTATCCCAACCATGACTTCTAAGGGACTTTAATAAATTAGCAAATTTATCGTCGTTAGTGCAAACAATACCACCTTCAATAGTAGAAATATGGTGTCCAAAATATGTAGAAAATGTAGACATCAGACCAAAAGAACCTAATTTTTTGTTATTAAATGTTGAACCTAGAGACTCACAAGCATCCTCTATTAAAACAACATTATATTTTTCACATAGGTTCATTATTTTATCCATTTGAGGCACCAATCCTAGTATAGGTACAACCATCATACACTTAGGTTTTTTATCTTTAATTAAACACTCTAAATGGTTTAAATCAACAGATAAATCCTCTTTGTTACAATCACACAAAATAGGATTAAGTCCAAATTGTATAGCTGGAGCTAAACTAGTAGACCAGGACAGTGACGGTATAATAATATCATCACCTATCTTTAAAATACCAGATTCTATCAAAGCATAAACCATAATCAAATTAGCTGAAGAACCAGAATTAACAAATATAGAATGTTTAACACCCATAAATTTAGACCATAAACGCTCAAACTCTATCGTTAAATCACCCTTAGTTAATCTAGGATATGTTTTTAACCACTCTATTAATTTGTCTATATCTTTTTTATCTATTGTATTTTTAACTAAAGGTATATTCATTATTTTTTAAAAAAATTTTTAATATTTTTTATTATATAATCTTGTTCATCATCTGTTAGATTATAACTTGACGGTAGTGATAATCCACGTTCATACATCTCTTTACTAATATCAAAAGACCCACTAGTATCTATAATTCCTTTATAACAAGGTTGTAGATTTAAAGGATAAAAGAAAAATCTAGTCTGAATGCCTTTTTCTAAAAGATAGTCAGAAAGTTCTGTTTTGTAACTAGTTAATAAGGATGTAAACCAATGAACAGGTCTTATAGATTTATTAAAATCAAAGAATTTTAAGTCCCCCACCCCAGATAATTCTTTTTTATATTTCTGATGACAGGTATTTTTTCTTTCTATTATTTTTTCTAATTTTTCCATTTGAGATATTCCTATAGCTGCTTGCATTTCTGTAAAAGAAAAATTATAACCTATGTGTTCATGTTCAAATATTCCCTTCCTGTCCCTACCGTGATTTTTTAATCGGTAACATTTTTTCGCTATTTCATCGTCATTTGTTAAAACAACACCACCCTCTCCACAAGTAATAGTCTTATTACCATAATATGATAATATTCCACAATCCCCAAAAGTACCAACATGTTTATTGTTTAAAAAAACCCCGACACCTTGAGCTGCATCTTCTAAAACTTTTAAATTATATTTTTTAGCTATTTCCATTATCTTATCCATATCAGCACTTTGACCGTATAGATGTACAGGCATTATAACTTTAGTTTTTTTAGTTATACATTTTTCTAATTCTTCTGGGTCTAAACAAAGGGTGTCTTTAGTAACTTCACATAAAACCGGAACACCATTTGCCATTAAAACAGCATTTGAACTCGCTATAAAAGTTAAGTTAGGCACTATCACTTCATCACCAGACTCAAGACCTAAAGCTAGTAAACAAGAATATAAAGCCATGGTACCGTTAGTCATAGCAATAGCATGTTTAGAACCAGTATGGTTCCTTACGACACCCTCAAACTCTTTAGTGAGTTCATGTTCTACTACATAAGTAGAATCTATAACTCTTTTTAAGTGTTTTAGTTCATTATTATCTATCCAGGGTTCAATTTGCGGAATAAAGTCCCTCATATGATTTTTGCTCTTTAATGTTAGACTGACACACGTTATTTATTTCATTTTTAACTAAAAATCTTTCATCATTTAATTTAGCATCCAATCTAGCACATTTTATAAACTCCTCATCAAACAAGTCTTTATTTTCTCTATCTCGTATAACGTCTTCAGCATCCCATAATTTTAAATTAACATCTTTAAGTTTTTGTATTAATTTTTCAGGGACTAAAATTTTAGAATTTTTTAGAGTAGACTCAAGAATAGTTAATTCTTTTTCTACATGTTCTAATTTTAATTCGTCTGATATTTTTTCTTTTTTAATTTGTAAAATAGTTATCTTATCTACTACTTCACCTATTGATACTTCTATTTTCATAATATTCCTTTTTCTTTTAGTCTTTTATTTGTTAATTGTTGTAATGCATAAAATTTTGAACCTTGTTCAATAGGAAGATGTTTCTTACTAGAATTATGCCAATGCCAAGCAAAAGATTCCAAAAAAAGATATTTATCACCAATACCATTATTTAAGAACCAACCACTCTCTACATCTTCACTTAGTTTTACAGATTTTTTACTTATTAACCATTCAGTATTAAAAAATGGAGATGGAAAAATAGTAAAATTAGGCCATTTTTTCCATAAATTAGCAAATAAATCTTTACCCCAAATAGTAGTTGCTGGAATAATTCTAGATTCTACAATTCCTTCTAATAATTTAAACATAAATTCACTCTCTTTAAATCCGGAAAGTACGGTAGCACAAGCTCCCTGCGAAGCAAAATCAGTGTCACCACCCCACTGGTACATATATTCTTGGTCCAGAATAGGTTTAAAATCTCTAAGAAATATTATATCCATATCAACCCAAACACCACCATATTTGTATAGTACTAATATTCTTAAAAGGTCACTTTGTAGGTAGTGTTTATCGTCCATGGCTTCTAGATGTGGTATCCCTTCTAAAATTGTACCTTTAGCTTCCTCTTTAGCATTCCATAATCTTAAATCTAAGTATTTTTTATACGGTTGGATTAGTGGGTTATCATTTATGTCATAATCTGACCATATTATTAACTTACATTTATCTAAGTTTTGTGTAGCTAAAAAAGATTTAAGACACTCAACCTCTTTATCAGTTCTAAATTCGGTATAGATGTGGAATAAAGTTACATTTTCAGGGTAACTATAATCTTCATCTTTTATGTTACCCAACATAGTTTGGCAAGCCTCAAAATCCTTATAAAGGATTGGGTTTTTTTCGAAAGATATATCTATCATATTAGTATTATTTTATATTTTTAATTTTATTAAAATGATAATCTATAGTCAAGAAATCTCTACTGAATAAAAAGTCAAAAGAATTATTAAACATTTCTTCACTAATAGATGATAGGTTTGTTACTGGTAGGTCGTTATCTTTAAAAGATTTTAATAATGGACCATCTTCCATTATAGGTACAGAACCAACCAAAATAGATTCGTAATGGCGGTGACAATCCCAACCGGCACCACGAAGAGATAAAATATACTTATATTTACTCATTTTATCTAAATAATCTTTAAATGATAATCTATCAGGTTCGGTAACAACAAATTTATTTTTAGTTAACTTTGATATTATTGTATTTCTATCTTTAAATGTGTTAGAATGGTAAGGAATGTATATCTTATCTTCTTTGTCTTCCCAAGCAATTTGATTATTATAAAAACTATTTAATATATTTTCATTACCACCTTCTCTCTCAGGCTCCTCAAAACCAATAGGTAACCAAATTAATTTTTTATTATATTCACTTGGTGGGTTGGTACAAAACCATTTAATTAAATTTGGGTTATTAAGTATGTTAAGATATGATGTATCACCCTCATCAACAGAAAAAGAAGATACCCCACTGACTAAAATAAATTTAGTTTTTATTAATGGTAGTACTTGTTTTTGGAATAAACCATTGTAGATATAATCAGTTTTTACAAATATTATGTCGCCATCTTCTAGTTTATTTATATCAAAACCATTTTTATTTCCTCTACTAACACCACATGATTTATAAAATTCTTCTGACTCATCTATACAATGATGAGCTGGTTTAGTCATAAAGTTATAATTTATTAATTTAACCATATTTAATTACATTCCATTTTTTGTGTGTTAGGTTACCTAACGGTTGATTCCTAAAATCGTGATAGAAAATTTTGTCTGTTTTAGCGTATAAATCTATTAGAGATTTCATAGAACTTTCCATACAATGTATTTCTTCAGCCTCTTCTATTACTTTTATAAAATGAAAAATATTTTCACTAACATCATTCTCTAATACTAATAAATTTTTATCTAAAAAATGACTACGATTAACCTCAAAACCCCTAGACTTATCATCATGCACGAAAATAAATTTTTCTTTTTTTGGGTTCAGTTTATCCATCAAACTATTTTCACCCACATCATCACGTTTAACATAAAACATACTTGTTCTAATATAGTATGGCACATTAACTTGTTCATAAAAAAATTCCCAACAATTTTTATCATACAATTCTTCTTTACCAAAAGGGTAGTTTTCAAATCCAATTCTTAAAAATTTATTACATGTACTAGTTTTATAATATTCTTCCGCCTGCATAACCTCTTGAGGTCCACCAGGAATCTCAACCACCACAATATTATCTTCATCTCTATACATGTAATCAATCATTTTATAATAGTTAGATTTAGAAAAAATATGTACCTTATCATATTCTTTTAAATAATTTCTTACCATTCCATTCATATCAAAATGGTCACCTAAACCTAAATGGTGGTGTATACACAATTCATTTTTCATACATTATTCATTTTATATTTTATTATTCTTTCTTCCCACCCCATATTAGTATTCCAACCATGTATCCATTTTTTTGGATGACCAATAGGTAGGTCATGTTCTAAATCGTAAGTATTCTCGAATAAAGATAATTTTTCTTTGGATAAAGTTAAAGGGGTTGGGTGTTTTATGGGATTAAACACAAATAACTTATCTATAATACCTTTATTTTCTAATATAGATTTTACCGCTTCATGCACTTGGATATGATGGTAATGTCCGTACTCACCGGATTCACCGTGAGTTAAAATCATAGACCATTCTTTGCTGTTTATTTTTTCTTTTATTGGTGTGATTATGTCACCGTTAATAGGATTAGCTTGATTATTACTTCTCCACCCCGTATCTACAAAATCTAACATGGTTGTATTACACTCTAAATAAGAACTTACATTTTTTAAAAACATAGGTATTCTAAACTTACTTTGATGGTCTGGTGTCACAACACAAAGTATATCCCATTGTCCTTTTTCTTTTAGTAATTTTTCACCAGCCCAGATTAATTCATCATCAGCATGTGCTATCACCATTAACTTAGTTGTGTTTTTATAAATCATTTTTTTTGTAAAAATCTAATATCCCAAATTGTACCCCATCTAGGACACTCCACAACTTCGTGAGAATTAAAACCCATAACGGAAACTAGTTCAAAATTAGGGAATATAAACTCATCCACATTAATTTTATATTCCAAATCCTCCTCAACTCTATCCCCATGTAAAATATACAAACCACCAGGTTTTAATAATTTAAGTATAGTTTCGATATACTTCTTTTGTTCTTTTTGAGAAAATCTAATTCCATTCCAACCTAATACCCCAAAATCTAATATACAATCAAATTTATTTTCATTACCAGGATATTTTTCTAAACATTCTTGTACCGTACAATGAAAAAAACCATCATTATTTTCACAAACTCTATAAGGTTCTAATTGCCAATATTTAACAGAGTCATTATCAATAAACTTATTACAATCGAAATTGTAGTCCTCAACACCTAAATCTAGTATAGTTCCTTGATTGATATACGACCCTATATTATCGTATATTTTTTTAATAAAAATTTTATCTGTGGCTGTTGACCAGTGTGAATGTGAACTCATAATTATTGGTAGTTACTCATTACAGGATAGGTTAAATCCTGGTCTATATTTTTATGGTATTTTAAAGTTAGTGGGTGGTATACATGTCCGTGTAGTACCGCCCAAGGTATTGGATATTTAGATTTTTCTCCTGTATTTGGATTTACGTGGTTATAAGAGTCTCTAGGCCATTGAGATGGGTATTTTTTTAATTCTTCTAGATACCCATCCATCTTTTCATTTAATGCTTTCCACCAATCACGAGTAAAAGGGGTATCTTTTTTACAAATCATTAAACCACACCCAATTAATTTAGTCCAGTTATTTCTTAAATGTTGTGATGTCCAAGAACTACCATCTTCACTAAGTGTATATTCTCTACAGTTTAGTGATTTTTTTGGGTCTAATCTACAGTCTTCTAGACAAGCTACATGATTTGGTTCTCTTTCTGCGTACCCTATAGCATATAGATTTTCGTTTTGATTTAATCTATCAAAGTATTCAGTCCAGGGTTTGGAGGTTTGTTTAATGTCACTATACCCACCACCATAGTGATGCATAAAATAACATTTTAAATAATCTCCTTTTTGTATTGGTGAAAGGTATTGATAACCTTCATGTAATGGATAATCAGGTAAGATATAATCTTTTAAATTATCCTTATCTATAAATACAATATTACCCCCAGGAGCTATTTTCATTGATTCTAAGGACCTTTTTCTATTTTCTGATAGTTCGTTATCACCAGTCCACCAACAGTACGTAGTGTAGTTTTTCATATTATAAATTATAATTCATTAATATTTCGTCATAGTAAAATACATTATATTCTTTTTTCATTAATTCACCAGCAAATTTACAATCTGCAGCTCTTCTATCGTATTGATATTTTACTTTTTCTGATATTTCTTTTTTTATTGTTATGGGTCCATGTGCTATATTACATTCTGGGTTAGCACGAAGTTGGCCACCACCCAAACCATTATCAGGTTTCCACCAACACTTAAAAACACTAGAAGTTTTAAAATCTAAAGATTCAAATTTTTTATTATTTGTTTGATAACTGTGTACCAAGGCATCACAATTATAGTTATTAAAAACTTCTTTTGTCAGTTCAATTCTTTGTGGGTGAGGAATATCATCAACATCAAAAAATTGAATTATGTCCATATTTGATTTTTTAGCTCCTTCATTTCTAGCTTTACCTTCTGAGTGTCTATCTAAAGAATTTGTGGTTACAACAGGTATATTTTTACCATTTATTTCTATGCTATCTATGTCTAGTAATAAGTTTTCTTTCATTCCACTAGAAGATATTATTAATTCATCAGGAGCCACAGTTTGTTTTTTACACTCTTCTAATAAATTATTTAATAAATGATAATCACCATCATAACAAGTTATACATAAAGATAATGTTTTATTTCTCATTTTTTAAACTTACTTTTAACCAGTTATTTAAATCACCTTCAGCTGACCAATTTAAATCTAAATCAATTTTAGCATTTTCAGCTATAGAATTTTTAGGTTCTATTCTTTTTTCACCATATTTTTTTTCACCACCAAACATAGAGGCTATTTCATTTACTGTGAATGCATTACCAGTACCCACATTATATATTTCCCCGTTAAATTTTTTTGTTGATTCTGCTGATAAAATATTAGCTTTTACAATGTCACTTACATGGACAAAATCTCTTTTTTGTTCACCATCATTTACAATATTAAGTGCCTGACCATTTTTATGTTGTTCCATAAAAATAGATATTACACTTCTATAAGCACCTTTATTAGGCATCCTATCACCATAGGCGTTGAAGTATCTTAGGCATACTGTATCTAACTCATATATACTAGAGTATAATTTACAATACTGTTCACCAACTAGTTTATGTAAAGCATAAGGACTTAAAGGATTTATAGGGTGATTTTCATCTATGGGTGTATATACAGGATTACCATAAACAGCTGAACTACTACTAAATATAAATCTATTTACGCCTATATTTTTACTTAACTCTAACATATTAATTAAAGACTCTAGATTATTATTGTCTGTTGGATTTTCTATAGAGTATTGTACTTGTGGAGTGGCCGCCAAATGAAAAACAGTATCTACCCCTTTAAAGTATTTCATTGGAAATAGTTGTGACTCTAATTTAGTCGTATCTATTTTATTTATATCTAATTTTAATAGTAAAGAATTTTTATTTATATTTTTTTGTAAACCAGTAGACAAATTATCAAGAACAATAACTTGTATACCTTTATCGATTAAACTATCTACTAGGTGAGAGCCTATGAAACCAGCACCTCCAGTTACTATTACTTTTTTCATATTAATTATCTTTTTTACATAAACATTGATAGGACCTCTCCTCAGTATCTATATTCACAGGTGAATCATATTGTATGTCATAACAAGAAAATCCGTATTTAACCAGTAATAAATTTTTTATAATATCCCAGTCTTCATCCATATGACACTCAACCAATAAATGTTTTACCTTTGACACAACACCCGATAAACCTTCTAAAACTTTTATTTCAGCACCTTCTACATCAATTTTAATTAAATCAATACTATCTTCTTTGTTTAGTAGAGTATCTAACCTAATACTTTCTATTGAACCTATTTTATCGTTAATATTTCTATTCGCGTCAAAGCCTAATATATTTGTAGTTTGTGTGTGTCCACCATCGTGATAGAAATCCACAACACTATTGGTATCAGAAACAGCTTTATTTAATAGAATAACATTTTTATTTACATTAAAGGTATTTTGTAATCGACTAAAAGTAGAAGGATTTAATTCTATAGAATATATTTTACCCTCATCCTTTATAATTTGGGTGAAAAAATTAGTGTAAACCCCAAGATGTGCACCGACATCTACAACTACACTACTTTCATTTAAAAGTTTACTTAGATACTCAAAATTTTTTACGTCATGATGGTCCATATTAAAATATATGTATTATTTACAATATCGTAAATATTTTAATCAAGAAATTCGGAACCAAAAGTTACTAAGTCTTTGTTATAATTTTCTTTTATAAATTTTAAATAACCTTTATGTTCACACATTTTATCATACACACCACAATCAAATTTAATATTACCTAATATTTCTTTTGGTGTTTTAATTGACATGAAATCTAAGTTGTTAACTACGGGGTCATATCTTTGATTTATAAATGTAACTGGGTGATTGTATTTAACATATTCATAATGTTTGTACCATAATTGTTTTAAGGCATAAAATTTGGTGTTAATTGATTGTAGATGAATTACACCGTAATCTTTGGTGAATTTTTTTTGTAAATTTACTTGTGGTGTTCTAGGTGTGTGATATTTCCACAAAGCTAAATTAAATTTACCTGTATGTTTAAGGGGTAAAATAAAACTACGATGATTATTTATATAAGATGGGTCATTTCTAGTTTCGTTTAAAGTATTGTTAACTACGTTATACCAGTATAGATAAGTGTCTTCTGTTTCATAACTGTTAATAACATCGGTAAAATTATTGACTAGGTTATCCGATAATAATTCATCACAATCCATAGCGATAACATGAGTAGCACCATTATCTCTACTATACTCTAACATTCTAGACCTGTTATGAGACTCGTTGAACTCTTCTAAACCGTCATTAATTATAACAGCTCTATCACCTAAATGATTTTTTATAATATTAACCGTATCATCTGTAGAATTATCATTATAAAATATGAATTTTTCTATAGGATAATTAACCCATGTAGGTAATAATTCAGTTAACAATAACTCTTCATTTTTTGTCATTACATTAGCGTGTACTCTCATAGTTTTATATTGTGTAAATTATTGTATACATAGTCAGTAAAATACGCATCATCATCTAATATTTTATCGTCACCATCATAGGCTTGTCCTATGAAGTGTTTTGGGTCTCTTTTAAATTTATATGGATGAGCAGGACCAAAACGATTAGTTAATATTTCATCATGTACAAAAGAAGAGTCCTTAATTAAAGGCCAAATTTTTTCTCTTAAAAAGTTTTGGTCAACTTGCCAAAAATCACCTTTTACATAATCAGATATTAATTCGTTTATATTAGTTAAAACATTACATTTAACACCCCACATACCACCTAAAATTTCAGTGGAATGATAAGGGTGGTCTCGCATTATATGAAAACCTTTATCACTCTTTAACCATTCATCTACGGCATGTGATTCTCTACTAGTTAATCTACTATCTGTATCTCGTGACAACATAACATCAACCGACTTATCGGCCGCAGCAGAAAAACGCCAAAACATACCAGTCCAATCTCCCATTATACCCATTTCAACTATCTCCGTATTATCAAAAGAATTTAATTTTTCTAGTATTTTAGACGGTATACAATTAGACACATAATATCTACAAATCCAATCAGGATATACTAATTGAGCTAATTCAGCATTTCGTACAGCACCGATAGTATACCGTGGGTTATCCCCCCACAAACTAAAACAAATTACTTTTTTCATTTATATAATTTTCTTATTTCAGTGTCTTGTCTAACATGTTCTTGAAATGTAGAACGGTCAGAACTAACACCTTTTGGGTTATCATAGTAAGTTCCTATGTAATCATTTAATTTTAAAAATTTACAACCTTTTTTTGATAATCTTAACCACATTTCATAATCACCGGAAATAGTATACTTTGGGTTAAATAAACCATTATTAATAATTGTAGATTTTTTTAGTATTGGAAATGGACCAAATATACAATTAGCTAGAAGTGTTTGATGGGTATAATTAGGCCAATTTTGTATCCCCTTTATAACTGTATGTTTTTCATCACCACAAACTAAACTATTAGCATAAGTTATATCTATTTCTGGATTTTGAATCATTGTTTCGTGTAGTGTTAACAAAGCTCCTGGAAATAACCTATCATCAGTATTAAAATTTATAACAAATTCACTATCACTATTTTTAATAGCCATATTCCAAGCTTCGTAAATTGTAATTCTAGTATTATTTTCTATTACTTTTTTAGTTATACCACTTCTAAATTTATAATTTTTAATTGTTTTTAGTGAATGGTCGTTAGAGTTAGCATCTACAAATATAATAGTAAAGTTATCTAAAAGTTGGTTGTTAACTGATTCCAAATAACCATCAATCCACCTATCTGAATTATAATTTGAACATAAAACTGTTAATGTTTCCATATTTTATACGAATGAATTAAATGAAGTATTATTATTTGTTAAAGGTGTATAAATTGATGATTCTTCGAATACATTAGCTGGAATAATCTTATTTTTAACTAGTATTTTATTGTGTAGAGATTTTGTGTCTTTATTAGCTAATGTTGACACGGTACCTTCACTTTCATGATGAAAATAAATAAACATAGCCTGAGGAATTCTTTTACCTATATAACCAAATTGCATCATTCTTAACCACATATCATAATCTTCCCACCCTTTTAAATTTTCATCATACCCCCCTACAGAGTCAAAAGCTTCTCTACTAAACATAGAACAATTAACAATAAAAGGCCCCTGTACTAACCTATTTTCACTCCATTCAGGTCTCTTTTCAACACCTCTCATCTGTCCTTCATGAATAGTATCACAATATATAGGACTATATTTATTATTTTGTTGTATTACATTAACACAACTCTCCACATACATGGGATGGATTAAATCGTCCGAATCTAAAGGTAAAATATATTTTCCTTTTGATGATTTAATTCCTTCATTCCTTGCTTTTGAAGGCCCACCATTTTCTTGGAATATTATTTTAGTATTAGGTAAATTTAATGTTTTTAATTTTAAACGAGTAAATTCATCTGTAGAACCATCATCTATTATAATAATTTCTATATTTTTATAACTTTGATTAAAAACAGAAATAAGTGCTCTATCTAAGGTTTTACCATAATTATAAACAGGCATTATAATAGATACTAAAGGTTTATCCTTTTTATATTTAAGTTCTGGTTGAACTAAACTAACCATAAGTGGTAAACTATCATTATATTTTTCACTAAATATAATTCTATTTTTTTCCCACTCTTCGTTGGTTTGTCCTATAGAAAGATGAGTGATATCAATATTAGATATAACACCTATCTTTACGTCTTTTAAAAAGTTTTGTACACAAAAATTTAAGTCATAAAAATGAAAACCTTTTACATTTTCATCAAAATCTACCTTAATATTTTTTTTATTTACAGCAAAAAATAATCCATCTACTAGCACTGAGGGTAATATATTAGTACCAAATCTAGGATTATAAGTTGACAACCATCTTTTATCTTCATGTTCGTGATATACTTGGCCCATCATTTCAGAAGGTATTTCCCACCATTTTCCAGATTTAGGTAAATACCTACAACCAGCAACACCTAATATACCGTATTCTGTTTTTTGAAAGTGTTTAAGTAATTTTCTACCCCAGTTTTTAGTATCAAATTTTATATCATCATGACAAAATAAAACAATATCATTTTTAGAATCCTTTAATCCCATGTTGTAGACTTCAGTTAGTGAATATTTACCTGGATTTTCATAAGGTAAAATTTCTATTTTGTGTACACCTGAAGTGGATTTTATTAAATCTACAAAATCTTTATTTATTTTTTTTGAACTAAATACTACTGATAATGACATTTTAATTAATTTATTCCTGTTGAGCCAAAACCACCATCACTTCTATTAGTTTCGCCTAATTTATTTTTTTTATTTAATTTACACCATCTACCAGAAATTACTGGTGATACTACAGCTTGAGCAATTCTATCACCGTGACCAACTTTAAAATCGTCTTTACCTAAATTTATTAAAATAACTTTGATTTCACCGGTATACCCACGGTCTACAGTACCAGGAGTATTCAAAACAGTTATACCATTTTTTGCCGCTAAACCACTTCTAGGTCTTACCTGAATTTCCATACTCTCAGGTAATTCGAAATGTAACCCAGTAGGTATTAATTTTATTTCACCAGATTTAATAATAATATTATCATCTAGATTAGCTCTTAAATCCATCCCACTATCATCAAGATATTTGTGTTTTGGGTCTTCGTTATTTGATTTGTTAATAAAATTAACTTGAACTTTTAATTCTTCTTTGGCCGCGTTAAAAGAATCTTCTTCTATTTTTTTTATAGTGTCGTCATCCAAACCAACACCTTTTAATATAGTAGTGTCATCCATTTTTTTTGGGTTGTTCTTAGCTAAAGACATTATTTCTTTCCAGGTGTTACTGTTTTTATCCATAGTATTTTGGTGTAAGTTCTGGGTGTAATATATCCTCAAAGGGAGCCTTAACAATCGAAACTATTTCAGAATCTCTCGTATCTTCCGCTAGATAAGGAGCAAGTCTTTTATTTACCTCAAAAACAGATTCAGCTTCTACTATATATTTAAATTTTTTTACTTTTGCGTTACCTTCATTATCTAAAACTCCAGTCTCAAACGCGATTATTGCTTGATAGTACATATTTTTATCCTTTAAATTTTTCTGATTTATGTGTTCCATCACACATTGGTTGGTTTTTACTTTTACCACATCTACACAACGCATAATTTTCACTTACTGTTACTTTTTTACCACCTTTAGTTACTGTGGTTTCTCCTTTGACCAAAATAGGTCCATTTTCTATAATATTAATTTCTACTGCCATTATTTTTTTTCATTTCTTTGTTCTTTTATGTTTGTTCCATACATTAACTGGGTCATTCTTTGAGCGTCCACTATCCCATTTATTCATGTCTTCCATAAATTTCTTTTGTCGTTCTACTCTTACGCCTTCTTCTATCGCATATTTACCTAAAAAGTAAATTCCTAATATAACTGATATTAGTATGATTGTTGTCATATTACATATATTCGTTAACTGCTTCGTATATTAATTCTTGTTCTTCTTCATTAAAGTTTTCTTCCCCCTCTAAGAATGTAGCGTCACCACCATGGTCATCACTATATTCTTCTACAATAAACTTATGTTCACCATAAGAACCATAAGCTTCGAACTTAAATGCGAACCAAGTTTCGTAATTATCCTCAACATAAACTTTATCATTACCAGCTTCATCAAGTGTGTCAACATAAGTCATATCATCCAACTGTTCAAAAATAACTTCTTTATCTTCATCAGTGAAATTTTCTTCACCTTCCATATAAACAAGTTCTCTTTCGTCGTTCATATCTTCTATACTAACTTTAAAATCTTTTCCTTTATACTTTCCAATGTAAGTGTGTTTGCCCTCTTCGTGGGTCTTTACTTTGTCATTAATTACTACTTCTGCCATTTTTTTAATTTTTATGATTTTCTTATTAATTCTTTATACCATTCAGCTCTTTTTTCTGTGACTGTTTTTAGGTTATAGTGTGGTGCCATACTTTCATGAAGTTTTTCACCTAAGTCCTCAACTAAAGAAGGATTATCTATTAATCTTTTAATGTGTTTGACCCATTGTTTATGATTTTTGTGACTCTCAACTAATAAAGCATTACCCTTAGGGTTAATTGTACCACCTCTTTGTACTGCATTTATACAATCTACAGTATATGGACCATAGTCTTGAGCAATTAAAGCTTTTTTATGAAAAGCCGCTTCAATAACTTTTAATTGTGATTTTACTTTATTAAAAATGTGTTCTTTTAGTGGAGCAATACTAACATCAAAATAATTATAATTAGAAGCGTAGGTAGTAATTGGTTTTGTCCAAACTCTTCTATAAACAGAATCTAAATCTCCAGTAATATTTTTTTTCTGAAAACTTAATAATTCTTCTCTATAATCAGGGCTTAATATTTTATAATCATCAGTAAATAATTTTTCATATTTATACCAAACTGATTCTTTAGGTTTAATAGGTCTTTGAGTTTGTTTACCCGTCCTTTCATCAAAAACTGTCATACTACCTCTTAAATCATAACCACATAAAACAAATTGGTATTTATCCTTTCTATCTGATTGAACTCTGCCGGCTACACCACGTAAAATATTTAAATCCTCAATGTGTGATGAACCACCTAACCACCCTATTCTAACTTTATCAGATTTAGTTGGGTTTGGAACATATTGTTTTTCTTCAACATCTATAGCGTTAGGAAAAATTTCCACATTTTTATTTTGTCTAGATATTTCTGAAGCAAAAACTTTTGTTGTTGTAGTTACATGTCCAGCTAGTCTTATATTTTCTTGTATTTTTTTATCAATACCATTTTTCTTAACTATATGATGTGCTGGGTGGTCTGGAGTGGGTAACCAATAATCATCAATATCCATTATATGTGGTATACCCCAACCAGTCAGTCTTTTTGCTACAGCTTTAGAGGCATCGTAATCAGGACCAATACTTCTATGGTAATGTACTAAATCATATTGTTTAAAAAACATATCATCATGATATGGTGGGTCATAAACAATATCAACCCAGAAATCTTCTGGATACATATTTTGTAGATAAGTATGTGGGTCTACAGACCTAAATTTAGATACACCAGTTCTATCACTTGGTAAAACGAGAATTTTGTATTTTGCTTTTTTCATACATCAATAATAAAGTATTATATTGAATATGTCAAAGGGGTAGAGGGGTAATTATTTAACAGTTTTACTTGATGTTATTTTTCCGTAAAAAATTTTATTTCCAACTCTAAATTGGAAATTTTCGTCAGTATCTTTTTTAAGACCTATAGTCTCATTTAATAATTCTTTTACTGATTCTTTAATTATAGATTTTAAATTTTTAGAAGTTATTTTTTTAGTAGGTTGTGTTGTTACTGGTTGTGATACTTGTTGAGATACTTTTTGTGGTGTAGAAGAACTTAATCCCTGTTTAGACATTTGTTTTTGTACTCCAGATAAAAATTCTTCACTTAAACCAACACCACCACCATTAAATGGAATGTCTGGAATCGGATTTTCAATCATAGCTTTTTTAATAGCATCTGGTAATCTAGATTTATTTATCCTATCTTCTGTTAAATTTGCTTTCGGTGACAAGTCCTGTCTACCAGAATTTACGTCAACAGTAGGTAATGACTGTGGTACGGACTGTTGTGGTGGTTGAGATAATAACCCCGTAGAATCTGTAACGCTAGATTGTGGTAGATTAACATTACCTTTTGTAAAATTACCATCAGAAACTTTATTCATTACTTTTTTAGCGTTTATTAAAGATTGTTGTAACGTTGTCATGTCTGCCATAGTTTTAAAATTTTGAATTGTACATTACTCTACTCATAGAGTTGTCCCCTACAGGATTATATAATGGAGGTTCATTAAAAGTCAAGAATAAACTGTCTTCACCTTTTTGTGGTTTCATACTTTTTATTCTATCTACCCTAAATAATCTCCAGTCAGGTAAAGGTATACCTTTTTCATTAACTTTTAAAGAGGGACCTGAGGTTTGGTAGGCTCTAATAACTGGATTATTTTTTTTAGAGTAACCATAAGCTACTGGTTGTATAACTCTTACTTGACTTCCTTGTGGTAATTTTTCATCATCCATATAACGTAACTCACAAGTATGTTTATTAGTAACAGCATCTTTTATGACACTATTAGAAACTTGTTCAGTTAATAAGTCTATTAAAGAGTTAAATAGGTTCATTTTTAAGCGGGTGGAGTATTAGTTGATGCTACGAACCCCGGACCAGAATCTAAGTTTCCTGCACTATACTCATTTTTTTTACTAAAAAGATTAGTTTTTAGGTTATTATTTCTACCTGTATTAGCCTCTCCGTTACCAAAAATATCAGTACGAGTACCTATGTCTTCTCCAAAAACATCTAAATAGTTTGCGTTACCTCTACCTCTATCATCACCATCAGCTAAAGCGTTTGGATGGTTAACGCTATAACCATCACTATCTGATGTAGGGTATACATTTTTAACTAAATTTTGTTTTCTAAATTTTGCAGCTAATTCTGTTAGTTTTTCACCTGGTTTGTTTTGTGTGTAATCTGGCATAATTTTTTATTTTAAAAGTTGTTTTATTCTATCTATTTCTTCATAAATAGCTCTATTATTATTTATATCATCACTTTTAGTGGCAATTTTTATTTTTCTTATTTTAGTAGGGTTTTTTGACCTGTCCTTTGTGTGAGTTTTTTTAAAAACATTTTCTTCACCAGTATTCTGTCTAATTTTTTTAGATTTATAAACATTATCTCTTCTTTGACCTAAAGAACTGTTAATGAAATTTAACATATCTTCACCACCTACAGTCTCATACTCCATACCTTCTAAATCATTTTCTAATTCATGTTTTAGTTTTTTAGCTTGTGAATAAGTAATGTATCCATCATTTACAATGTTATTACATCTACTATAACCCTTATCATTTTTATTTATAGAAGATAAATTATCTTTTAACAATTCTAGTAAAGGTTCTGGGATAGAATACTTATCGTTTTTTAAATCCTTATTCATCCCAATAATTTTTTAATTCACCATAAAAAGAATCTAGGTCTTTAATGCCCTCAGCTTTTATTATTTTAATTAATTTTTTAATAGAATTTTTTACCACACTAGAATTATTGTTATTTTTTTCTCGTAACTCACCATCGTCAGATTTACTATTTAAAATAACTTCTAACATTTTTTTTACTTTATCTTCAGATATTTTTTTTAAACGTTCTTTTTCAGTAAGTCTTTGGTAGTTATCACCTTTTTTGTCTAGATTTTCTGTTTTACCCATATCTTCAGCTCTATCTTTAGCTTCTTCCGTATCCATATCGTGTTCTTTTTCAAAGTACTCTATAGTTTCTTCAGCATCCATATTCTTAGTTTCTTCGTAACCTAAAGTTTTACTTAAGTCATTTTCTTCTATAGATTCACCATAATATCTTTTAAAGTAGTGACCAGCACCAGTCCAAGTCCCAGCTTGTCTAGTTCCTTTAACAACATCGTCAGTTGTTTTTTTAGAACCAAGAGTCTTAACGTTTTCACTACCCATAGGAATTTTACTACTTTGCATAGACCCATCAAAATCAATTAATTCATTAACTTCTTCCTCAGTATCGGTATTTTCATCTTCTTTTTCTAATATGTCATCTATTAATTCTAAGTGTTTTTTCTTATCGGTAGTTTTAGATGCCTCATCTAAACAAATAGCTGTAAACCTATCTGATTTAGGTTCTATTTTAAATTTAAAAATTTCAGATAACATTAAAAAATCTAATGGTGATGAGTTATTACCACTTAATATATCCTCCTTAATTAACTTTAGTTTGCCCAATACTTTCTCTATCGCTGCGGTTCTTTTCATTTTTACTTTTATATATAAATATCTAAACCAATCAAATAGTATTTATTATTATATGGGAACACAAAATTTAAATAACTTTTATTTTAATCGACTTGATGGTAAATTAGATTATAGTTCTTACTATGATATCTTTTTGGCTTCAGATGAAAAAGATTTTAATTCAGATGTAATTTGGTCTACAAATATAATTGATTATAAAGATGGTAATAAACTACCGGTTTGGATAGATTTAAATACAACAGCTTCTACTCAACCAATAACTAGCTGTAACTATCAATATCCTACAGGATTAACAGCTAGTTATTATACTGATAGTGGTTTTACACCTTTCGTTATTATAAGTAAAAATAAGTGGCCTCATGCTAAATCTAATTGTGATTGTCCTTACACAGGTTTTGCGTATACTATACGAGATATTCGTTGGACCGGGTTAGATAATGGACTACTTAACCCCAAAGAAGTATCAACAGGAAATTACTATATAGATTTATTTGACGAGCTACCCACATCATTAATATATGATAAACTATCATATGATAAAAGATTTAAAATGCATCAAGTAAAAGCCTATGGTTTTCCGTGGTGGGTTAATACATTTTATACTGACACAACAATATTAAACAAGACAGATTATTCCGGTTACTACCAAGAATTAAAAGGTGGTTTTTATCAAGGATTTTATAAATTATATGGTTACCCTTATGAGGTGTTACCAACAAGACCTAAATGTGGGTGGTCGTTTGAAACCTACCTTAAATTAAATACTATTTGTACAGATATTAATGGACCGGATTCACCTCTAATCAAAAAAGGACTGAGAACATATGGTCTTTATGGTAATTGTTACAACACTAGTGGGTGGTATAGAAATAATAATAGAACTACTGGAGTTATAACTCCATTATGTAGTGCAAATCCAGCGTCTTACACATATAGTTCGGTTGGTCCAGAATATACTTTTAATTATAGTGCGTGGAATGGGTCGGGAATGACTATAGGTAGAACAGATAAGTATGGTTTCTTTTTTTATAAAGGAATTAGAGCTGAAGATAAGTGGTTTCATGAAGATATGTCTTATTCTGCTTTTTCTGAGTGTGAAACTTTAACTGGTGAAACTAGTTGTTGTTATGAATGTGTAGAAACTGGTGTGGTTACTGATATATGTGATGGTCAAACAGGATTTACCGCTAGTTTAGAAGACCCAGTTAAATTAACAGGTGAAAATAAATCACCGACAGCTCAACATGATGTTTATAGTAATGCTATTGGATTTAGAATTACTGATGATATGAGAATTGGTTATAGAACTATTAGGTATACGGGTGCGTGTCAAACAACTGGAAGAACTATGATTGATTATAGTGTTGAGGATTCACCTACTCGTATACCATCTGAAATTATTTCCGACTGTTATACAGGTAGTAGTTTTGATTGTGGGTATACTATAGAAGAAAGTTACTCAGAGCCTATATGTGCTTTTATGACAAGAAGTGGTGATTGTTCATCAAACTGGATACAGGTTGATGTTGTATTTAAAAGAAATCTATGTTTAGAGGATTGTGAAATATACAATAATGGTGGGGTTAATGATTTAGTTAAGGTAAGAACAGACCAATTTCAAAGATATGGTAGACACGTAGAGAGTTCTAGTGGGCCTTATGGTTGTCACCCAGAAGAACCTTCACAACCAAAACCAACCTGTAAAGACGAATACCCTTCTTTTATAGGTGAAGCTTATTTTGATTTTACATGTCATGGAGCAAATGTACAAAGTTGGTTTAATGAGAAAGAATATAGAATGGGTACATTAACTTTCTATGTTAATGGTAGGAGAGTACATGAAGTTAAAAATTATGAAGAGATAATACCTAGACAATTAAACACAAATAAACAAACTCAGGTTGGTGTAGCATATAATATGTCTTGGGGTGGTGGTGCTATGGGATTAAGAGAAAGTCTTATCACAGATATGGATGGATGTACTAGTGGTTGTTGTTCAGCTCTAACATCTAGTACTAGTAGTCTAATACAATGGTCAGGAGAAACTGACCAAAGATTAATTATGGAAAATTTTGCCGGGTCTTTTATAGGAGGAATTTCACAAATGATGTATTATATAAAACCTTTAACACCTGATGAGATATATCATAATTTTTTAATAAACAAAGGGAGATATAAACTTATAGATTGTGAAGAGTGTAAAAACTGTTACGACGGTTGTATAGACTGTAATTTAGAAAATAGTGCACCTCCCCGACCTTGTTAAAGTATTAATTATATTTATATAATAAACAAATGGAATTTTTTATAAGAAAAGACTCAATAGAACCAATACTTAAAATGCAACTTGTACAGGACGGGAGGAACGACTTCCAACACTTTCATGACAAGTTAAGTAATTCTAGTATATACTTTTCAATGAAAGATGAAGAAACAGGAATACCTAGAGTTTTAAATAGGACAGCTGGAATAGTAGCAAAAGAACCAACTTCAGTAAACTCACCAACAGAATACTATATATATTATCAGTGGACAAAAAAAGATGTTAAAAAAACTGGTAGATTTGAAGGACAGTTTGTTATATATTTTCATGATGACAATACAGAGTTAATAGCTCCTATTAGAGAAAATTTGTATATTAATATATCCGATTCATTTGTTAAGTCACCCTGTTAATTTTTATTGATTACTTAAATTTCTTTACCTATCTTTGTATGTAATCACATGCAAGAATTAAATAAAGAAAATATGACAGAAAAAGCTACTCCAGAAGAGATAGAAGCGTTTTTACTTGGTAACGACCCAGAAAAATATATTGTAGCCTTAGAGTATGGGTGGAGAAGTAGTAAAATATATAAGATAAAGGAAGACCCAAAAAAAGGTAAAATAATTGAAACTGATACATTTATCCCTTTTTGTTGGGTTGGTGATTTGAGTAAAAAGAATTTTTATAACGGTAGTAAACAGGCCCAAAAAGAGGCTATATCTAAACACGGTATTTTAATAGAAAAATTACATAGTGGTGATGATGAAAGATTAAATAATGGTTTAACTTATTTAATTAAAACCATAAAAACATATAGAGATTTAGTAAGTTTTTTTAGACAGGGTGGTATAAATCCTTGGGATAGTGACAATAGAGACGCAATTATGATTCTACCACCAATAGAACAATACTTGGTACAAAAAGAAAAAAGGTTGTTTAAAGGTTTTGAAGAATATGACAATATACATAGATTTGTTTTTGACTTAGAGACTACAGCATTAAATCCAGAAGATGGTAGAATTTTTATGATTGGTATGAAAGATAATAGGGGGTTTGAAAAGGTTATAGAAATTGGTGAAAGTGAGACTGAAGAAGTTGAAGCTATATATGAATTTTTTGAAACTATAAATAATTTAAGACCAACAATCATAGGTGGGTACAACTCATCTAACTTCGACTGGAACTGGTTATTTAAAAGAGCAGAAATACTTCAGATGGATACCACACAATTTAAAACACTAAATCCTAATGAAGGATATAAAATTAATGATGGTGTTTTAAAATTAGGTGCAGAAATTGAGGATTATAAACAAATAAAAATTTGGGGTTATAATTCTTTGGATATTGCACATGCTGTTAGGAGAGCACAAACAATTAATTCTGAAATAAAAAGTTGGGGATTAAAATATATAACACAATTTTCTAAATCAGAAAAACCTAATCGAGTTTATGTTCCTGGGGATAAAATCGCTTCTACGTATAGAGAGAATAAGGAGTTTTATTTAAATGTTGAAAATGGAAAATATAAACCTGTTGGTGGGGAAGGACTGTTTGATATAGACAAGAAATTTCCAAAAGTATATAAAAAGGTTGGTGGTGCAGAAATAGTAGAACAATACCTAATGGATGATTTATGGGAAACTATGGAAGTAGACGGACAATTTAATCAAGCATCATTTTTACTAGCAAGTATGGTACCAACATCATACGAAAGAGTGTCAACAATGGGTACAGCTACTTTATGGAAAATGTTAATGTTGGCGTGGTCTTATCATAAAGGATTAGCGGTACCATCAAAAGACTCTAAAAGGCCTTTTGTAGGTGGACTTTCTAGACTTGTAAAAACAGGTTACTCCACTAATGTACTAAAGTTAGACTTTAGTTCACTTTACCCATCAATACAATTGGTTCACAACGTGTTTCCAGAATGTGATATTACAGATGCTATGAAAGGTATGTTAAAGTATTTTAGAGATACTAGAATTATGTATAAAAACTTAGCCTCTGAATATTACAGTAAAGATAAAAAGAAATCGGAGTCTTATGGTAGAAAACAATTACCTATTAAAATTTTTATAAACTCTATGTTTGGTTCTTTGTCAGCACCACAAGTTTTTCCTTGGGGCGATATGAATATGGGTGAAAAAGTAACCTGTACAGCTAGACAGTATCTAAGACAGATGGTTAGATTTTTTATGGATAAAGGTTATGACCCATTGGTGATGGATACGGATGGTGTTAACTTTTCTTGTCCTTTAGATGTAGAGGATAGGTCTTATGTTGGTTTAGGTAATAACGAATTAGTTAAAAAAGGTAAGGAATATAAGGGTAGTGAGGCTGATGTTGCTGAATATAACGATTTATTTATGAGAGGTGAGATGGGGTTAGATACAGATGGTCAATGGCCTTCTTGTATTAATGTAGCTAGAAAAAATTATGCGTTATTAATGTCTAGTGGAAAAGTTAAATTAACTGGTAATTCTATTAAGTCTAAAAAAATACAAGGATATCTAGAAGAGTTTATAGATAAAGGACTTAGAATGTTATTAGAAGGTAGAGGTGGTGATTTTGTAGAATATTATTATGAATACTTACAAAAAATCTACGATAGAGATATTTTACTTGCAAAAATAGCTAATAAGTCTAGAGTAAAACAAACAATAGAATCCTATAAAAAAAGATGTACACAAAGAACAAAAGCCGGAAATTTAATGGCTAGACAAGCACATATGGAATTAGTTATAGCTAATAATTTACAAGTATCTTTAGGGGATACGATTTACTATGTGAATAATGGTAAAGCTATGTCACATGGTGATGTACAAAGAAAAAAGAAAAAGGATGGGACAGAAGAAATTGTTTTAAATTCCTATCTAATTTCCGAAAATGATTTAGAAAATGGTATGAAAGGTGAATACAATGTACCTAGATATATAAACACTTTTAATAAACGTGTAGAACCATTATTAGTTTGTTTCAAAAAAGAAGTGAGAGACAGTTTATTAAAAAAGAAACCAGAAGATAGAGAATACTACACTAAAACTCAATGTACATTAATTAATGGAGTACCTAGGAAAGAAGGTGACCAAGACTCATTAGAGGAAATATTAACATTATCACCAGAAGAAAAAGATTATTGGATAAAAATGAATCTGAGTGAAAACTATTTTATGGAAGAATTAGGAATTTTTGAGTCCGTCTGAACTAGTAATGACCCAACAAGATAATTCTTTAACGAATACTAATTCAACACAACTATCACCATCTAGTTCTATAGAATCCCACTTACTATCTATTTTACCAACATCAGATACGATAGTAACTTTAGATAATGATTTAACTTTTACTTTTGTGTCATTATTTGAATCTAGTGTAAGTTTACATTCACCATTAACTACAATTAAATGTTCTCCGTTGGTGGTGTAATCTTCACTTATAACCTTTGTTACGGTATCAACTTCCTTACCTTCATCATAAACATTAATATCGTTTTTGTGTAAAGTTTGTATTAAATTTAATAAAGCAACAGATAACAATTTATATTGTATGTTATCTGGTCTTCCTTGACCATCATAAATAACTAACTCCCTATAACCCATTTCATGTAGGTCTTCAGCCATTAAACCAAAACTATCTACACCATTTTCTAAGTATTTAAAGAAATAACTATTTAAATTTAATAATTTATTGTAGTGAGATAATTTTATCTTTTTTAAAGATTGTTTATACCTTATAGATGATGAAGCTCCTTTAACGACATTACCATTTTCATCTAATTGTAAATCTACAACACCACTCATAAGATTGGCATCTACTAAACCTAATTTATTTATCTGAAGAGTACTTGCACTTATACCCGGAGCAAAAGTAGCACCACTAAGTATTTCCATTGGTGCTTGATTTAGTGCTATTACAGAAGACATACCTGTTACAGCTGAAAAAGCGGTTATTGTAACATTACATGACGCAGAAGTTGATGAGTAGGCCCCAACCACAAACGTATATCCAGTTGTACATGCACTACAACCACAAGCTGCCCCACCCTCCTCAATCCAAGAAGCTGGTTTATAAACAGCAAATGAACCATCACCAGTAATACCGGAATAAACATTTAAATTTTGTTCCATTAAAGTAGAACCAGAAAATCTAGCCGTAGTTTCTGATGGTTGTCTTAATTGTCTTGAGTAGTCTACTTTAGTATAAAAAGGCATATTAAATAACGAATATAGAACCAGGGTTAACAGGACGATACCCTAGAGATTTATTTAAATTTTCGGCTTCCAAAGCTTTTCTTTCTAACATTTTATCATTCCTTAAACGTTCAAGTCTAGTCATTAATTCTTCTATTAGTTTAGCCACTTCATCTTTAGATTCTGATAATAAATCAGAGTATTCCATGGTTAATTCTGAATCAGGTGTTTTTAGATTACCTTGGAATTTACCTCTAACTCTACCTAACATTTCTTTAGCTTTAGCAAAAAAGTATCTTCTTACCCATGCTTGTGCTGGTGGGTTAAGTCTAGTATAAGTCATTTCTTCTAAGTCTACGTCACTTGGTAGTAGTACAACATCTTTATTTGCATCTAAACAATCATCTCTATTTGCTGGACCTGAATCATAATACCAATACCAAACACGTTCTTGGTTATACATAATATCACCAAAATCAAATCTACCACCAGGAACATTATATAGATGTAGGTATTTAGGTCCATGTACACCACCAGCTCCAGCAGTTATCCTATATGTTAAATCACCACCAATCAATCTATTTTTAAGATTCCTATCTTGCATTCTTAAAAGAATATCAAAAGCCGGCATTAAAAAGTAGGAACCTTGTATACCCATTTGTGCAAAACCTCCAGGACCACCAAGACCAAAACCACCACCTAAACCACCAAAAGCTCCTAAAAATGGGTCTATAAAAGATTCATTTAATTCTGCCCTACTATACCACATAATTTCATTTATTTCTCTACCAGCAGGAATTTCATATATTTGTGTACCTGCAGTTAAGGTTATATAGTCTTGTTTTAATTGGTATGGACCTCCAGCTTGTAAACCAACTATTTTAGAATATGCGTAAGTAAAAGAAGTCTCAAAATCTAGGTCTCGTGTTAAAAAAGCGTTAGTTAATGAAATGACATCTAAATCTTGACCATAAATAGATGACCATTGATTCTCAATTAACCAATCTTGTACGTATTGTCCATAATCTAGTATAGAAATTTCTAATGCTGTATCTAACATTTCATCTTCTAGTTCCACACCTCGTAAGGGTGCACCTAGCATATGTCTAACTTGTGTAAATAATTTTTCTCTTTTTGCGGGTTCTATTGTTGCTGGCATAATGTGTCCTTTTTATATAAATACTTGGAAGTTGGCATTAAAAAAGGTCCCTTAGGACCTTTAATAAAATATGGGGTTAAATGTTTATTTTTGTTCTATAATAACACGTTTAACTATTCTTTTTAATGTATCTTCATTAATTTTAACAACTTTATCTTCTCTAATACCTTCTAGAGCATTATACATTTTTCCGTGGCCTTCAGATTGTTCATTTTTCTTTTCCACCTTTTTTTCCTGGTCCTTTTCTTTTTTAGTCATTTCTTCATCAACCATATCCTCATAAATGTCTTCTATATTACGAGCAGCAGTTTTAATTTTTTTCAAATCGGAAAAACTTAAAGTATCTTCACCAGATTTATGACCAACTAACATAGATTTAAGTGTTTTTAAAGCTTTAAAAGCTTTTTTTAGTTCTGATTTAATATTCGAGTCAACTTTTTCTTCTGTTAACACAGTTAACTGTTTTTTAAGTTGTTTTTTAGTAAATTCTTTTTTGTTCATAACAATTGTTTCTATATAAATATAACAAAAACATGGTTTTTACAAACCACTTAAAATTTCACCTAAAATATCCTCTTCATTTATATTATCACCCATTACAGTATCTATAACAGATTTCTTTTTATTAACTATTTCATATATAGTTCTTTCTATCGTATTGTCGTATATTGGGTACATACATGATACTTTTTTATCTTGTCCTATTCTAAAAGCTCTATCTTCACATTGGGACATATCCGAAGGTACAAAAGATAAATCATTAAATATAACTACTTCAGCAGCAGTTAAAGTAATTCCTACACCAGCCGCTTTAACATTACCAATAAAAACTTTTACTTTATCATCGTTTTGAAATCTGTCTACGCTTTCTTGTCTATCTTCTTTTTTCATAGTACCATTAAGAATTACAGATTCTTTTTTGTATTTTTCATGTAGTGTCATTAGTGGTTCGGTGAAATTAGTAAAGACTATAACTTTTTTATCCTGTTGTAGACATTGTTCTATTAACTGTATAGTTTCTTTAACTTTTTCTAAAGCTATAATTTGTCTGACCTTCATTAGTTTAGATAATTGTATAGATAACCCCCTATTTCTATTTTGTCTACGCCAATCTAAATATTCACCCATTTCTTCTTCATAGGTTTTAGATTTTAATTCCATATGTATGGGTGTTATAATTTTATCTGGTAAATCCAAAACATCTTCTTTTAGTCTCCTCAAAACTTTATCATTAGTTTTATCACGAAGTTCTTCTAAGTTAGTAGCACCAAAAGTTAACCAAACTTTTCGATACCCTCTAAAAATTTGTTTACCATCACAATATCTTCTAACATAATTAATCCAGTTGTTAGCAACTCTAGACCCAACTAATTTTAATAAGTTATAATAATTCATGGGTCTAGAAGTCATAGGTGTACCTGATAATAACCATAACCTATCTATTTTAGAGGTTAAATTGTTAACTAATTTAGTTCTTTGTGCTTTACCGTTTGAGACGTAGTGAGCCTCGTCTATGATAACCAAATCAAATTTAGATTCTAAAATTTGTTTTTTCTTGTCTTTGTCTACGGGTAAAGAATGAAAATTTTTAAGTATATCATAATTTATAATAACATATTTACTATCCTCCCATTTTTTACCTTCAACTATGCCTACAGTTGCACTTGTATAGTTTTCTATTTCTCTTTTCCAGTTAACTTTTAAAGATGCTGGACAAATAATTAATATTTTTTTTGCCTTACAACTTATACTAGCCATTATAGCTGAACTAGTTTTACCTAAACCCATGTCATCAGCTAGTATGTATTTTTTATTTGAAACTAGTTTTGTTATAGCTTTTTCTTGGTGTTTAAATGGGGGTCTATGTGCAAATTCAGTAAAGTCAACTTTTAAGTCTGGGTTGGCTCTAGGAATTATCTGATTTTTAGGTACCCAAAAAGCATTTAAATTATCAGACTTAAGTATTTTACCCCACACATGATATGCTTTATCAGTTTCAGACAATAACTTCTCAATCCAAATAGATTTAGGTGGTGACTGTAAAAGTTTTGTAGACATGTATTCTTTAGATAAATAATCATCTATTTCCATCCATAACCTAACAACTTTAGGTTTTTCTTTATAATTTTTATTTATATAATCTGCTTGTGAACGAGTTAATTTAAAACTTTTATTATTAAGCATAGTATTTTTGAGGCCTATAATATAGTTATTGGCCCCACTATAATCAGCTAAAGAATTCTTAGCTTTAATTTCTGGTGGGAAATTTTCCATATTAAAAATATAATAAAAAGAGAAAAGAAAGACAAATTATATTTATAATAAAAGGACACATTAATATGGCAAATAAAAAAATACCAATTACAAGAATATCTAAATTTTTTGGTTCTGAGGATTTTAAGTTAGAACAGAGTATGGGGATGGAGTGGTTACATGGTGATATGCATTTTACTTTGGTATTATTTAGAGTAGACTCTAAGCTTTCAGATGTAGATGATGTTTATGGTGAGTCGGGTCCTGAAGAAATTAGATATAAACCACCTGTGGAGTTTAATGCCTATGTAAAAATAGACCCACCAAGACTAGATAGTTATGCTACTGGTTTAGTTAAGGATTTAGAACCTGGTAACATGACTCTAGGGGTTTACCTAAAACATCTAGAAGAATTAGATATAGATATTAATTATGGTGACTACATAGGTTATCCGGAAAAAGAAGATAAGATGAGATACTATACTGTAACTAATGATGGTAGGGTAACATCAGATAATAAACACACAATAGGTGGGTATAAGGCTTTTTATAGGACAATAGTTTGTGCTTATGTAAGTCCAAACGAATTTAAAGGAATATAATGTCATTACCTAAAAAAATAAAAAAACACTTAAATATAGCACCAGGACCTATACAACCACATTACCCACAAGGTTATGATGGTACACAAGTACCTAATCGAAGAAAAGAATTATTTGATTTAATCAATGATGATGGTACCTTTTTACCAAAATCTTTATTACACGCTGATTTAGATAGAGGAATGTTAGATTTTGTACAAAATGAATTACAAACCGTAACTAATGGTAAAAAGATAAATGTAATAGATAGAATATTAACGTTACAAAGATGGGCAGAATTTTCACAAACTTGGCAATTTAGTACTTCAGATAAAAATGTTGATTTACCATTTATAGTTGTGGTTAGGAATCCAGATGTACAATATGGTAGTAACCCAGCTTTACAATACACAATACCTGATAGAAAACAATTTCATTATGCAAAAGTACCTACTTGGGATGGGAATAGAAAAGGTTACGATGTCTACACCATACCACAACCAGTACCTGTAGATATTATATATGATGTAAAAATAATATGTAATAGAATGAGAGAATTAAATACCTTTAATAAAATCACACTACAAAAATTCACATCTAGACAAGCTTATACTTTTGTTAAAGGTCATTACATACCTATAGTTATGCAATCAATTGGTGACGAAAGTAAAATAGATACCGAAGAAAGGAGATACTATCAACAAAGTTATCAATTTCAACTACAAGGATTTTTACTAGACGAGGAGGAGTTTGAGGTTAAGCCAGCTATTAACAGAAGTTTAGTTTTATATGGTTTTGACGAACAAAATAGAAAAAGAGAAAAGAAAAATTTGGGTGAAAAAAATCCTGATAAAGTTAGGACTGTTATTGAGTTTGATGATGTAACAACTATAAAGACAATAGATTATGTTTATAAAAATGACATTACTGTTATGAGGACTAGTAATATTGATAGTGTTACTTTTACTATTGATGGTGTAACTTTAGATAGTCCAGTTCAGGTAAATGGTGGTAATACTTTAACAATTACAATAACTAAAACAAATCCCGGGAGTCCCTCTAAACTAATAATTCAAGAAAAATTAGTTAGATAAACTATTCCATGTATATACCTTTTTTAGGTTTACATTTTTCAGTTATTAATTTTTCTACAAAAGCAAACATCTTTAACCCATTATTTTTACAATACTCTTTTAGTAAAGAATGAGACTTAACACTAATCTTTATATTTTTAATTTTTTGTTTTTTACTTTCTGAACGCATATAGTAAGGGTTTTTACAATAAATAACGTATAGTATGAAAAAAGTATGAATATTTTCATACAACAATCAAAATATCCACTTTTACTACGTAACTTTTGTGATTACCTGATGTATTTATAATAAACGAAAATAAATAATTTTTTAAAAAATATATAAAATGGCAGACGGTAATAAGGTATTTGTTTCTCCTGGTGTATACACATCGGAGAAAGATTTAACATTTGTAGCACAAAGTGTTGGTGTTACAACACTAGGTTTGGTTGGTGAAACTTTAAAAGGACCAGCCTTTGAACCAATATTTATATCATCTTATGATGATTTTGTAACTAGATTCGGTGGAACGTCACCAGAATTGTACGTAGATTCACAAATCCCTAAATATGAGTTAGGGTATATTGCAAAATCATACTTAAGTCAATCAAATCAACTATTTGTAACTAGAGTACTAGGTTTAAGTGGTTATGATGCTGGACCTTCCTGGTCAATTCAGACTATAGGTCAGTTAGAACCATCAGGTCTTGAACATTCGTATTCAGCTTTGACTTCTACATCAGGTAATACAGCTTTACCTTTTTTCATCCCACTTACAGGGGATAGTTATTATTCTGGTTCTACTGTTGGTGCCGATGCTTTTACAACTGCTGCCCTCTCAACACCGTTTTGGACAAGTATACCTTCAGAATTAACAGGTATTGATTTTGGTTCTTGGTCTGAAACAGGACAAACAATCACATTAAATGACGGCTCAACACTTTCATCATTTAATCAATCATTTTTAAATTGGGCACAGGACTCAATTATACTTAGTAGTGACACTCAATTTAACGACGCTTTATCCTCTGGTGATACTGGTGGATGTACATTTGGTGTATCTCCGTGTATACCAGTAGCCTTAGACGGTACTGTATACCAATATGGATGTATACCACAATATCTAACTAATACAGCAACTGGTATAACAACAGATTCGTTATCTGCTTTTACATTTGCAAATTCAACCACAGGCTCTAGTTCTTCAATAACAAATGTTTTATCAACTAATTGTGCAGACCTAACTTCTTATGAAAACGACCCTTGGTATTATGGTTTATTTGAATATACTGGAAGTACTCAATGTTGTACGGGTACAACATATAGTGGGTTATCATACCAACTATATTCAAGTGGATATACTTCAGGACAAGGAGTTCCAATGGAACAAGCTACTGGTACAACACTTGATAGTACTGGTGGTACAATTGTTGTTTTATCTGGATATGCTGTATTCGACATTATAAATTACCAAGGAGTAACAGCTAATACTGAGTGGGATGGTATGGACATACTAACATTTAGGTCTAGAGGTTTAAGTTCTCTAGGTAGTGGTGGTCCAGTATACGCAATAAGTGGAAATACAGTAGGAAATGTAGAATTTGATTGTAGTGGTTCTTATGAATCTGTACTTGAAGACCCATTTGCTACATTTGGAATTAGTGCAAGAACTGATGAGGGTAACGTTTATACTTTTGAAGCTTCTATGTCTAATACGGCTCAAAATTTTGCACCTAGAGTATTTGGTAGAAGTCCGTTTGATAAAAAAGAAGTTGAGGTTCCTATCTTTGTTGAGGAGGCTTATCCAACACTATTAAATATAGGAAGAAAATTAGGAAAAGTTAGGGGACTTCAATGTTGTCTACAATTCCTACCAAGTGCAAGAGCTACAGTAAACACGAACACTATAGCTTGGTACATGAATCAATTTGAAACACCTGAAACACCTTATATTGTATCTGAATTACAAGGTAGTGATGTATTTAGATTGTTTAAATTTGTGTCTATATCAGATGGTTCAGCAGCTAATAGAGAATATAAAGTTTCTATAGTTAATCTTTCTTTTGAAAGAGCAGAATTTGATATCCTAGTTAGAGACTTTTTTGATACTGACGCAAACCCAGTAGTTTTAGAGAAATTTACTAGATGTAGTCTAGACCCAACAAAAGTATCATTTGTTGGTAGAAAAATAGGTACGTCAACTGGAGAATTCGAGTTAAAATCTAAATATACAATGATTTACCCAACAGAGGCTTTACTAGATGGAACTTTTACTGGTTCTTTACCGGCTGGTTTTGAGGGTTATAGATTTAGAAGATATGGAAATTGTGGTGTAAACCCAAAAATTATATATAAAACAAAATATTTTAATCCTGGTGAAATAGTATTTGACCCACCATATGGTTCAGCTACAGGTAATAATGTAATAAGAAGTGGTGGTGACAAAGTTAGTAAAGTTTATTTAGGTATTTCCGATAGTACTGGAGCTGGATTTGACGCTGATTTCTTTGATTTTAAAGGTTATATCCCACCAACTAATATTTGTACTGGAACCGCTGGTTCACAGTGGGAGGTTGTAACTAAAGGATTCCATATGGATTCTGGAGCAACTGTTGTTATTGGGGGTGTTGGTACTTACCTAGACTGGTCATCTACAACATTGGCTGGTGAGTCTATTTTTGAAGTTGGAGCTGGACAATTTAACACAGAACCTACTTTAAGTACCGAACCATATAAATCACTGAGGTCACGTAAATTTACAATTGCACCAAGTGGAGGTTTTGATGGCTTTGATATCTATAGAAAAACAAGGTCTAATACTGACGATTATAGAATGGGACTTACTGGTTTCCTAAACGGAGCTTGTACAAGTGCTGATTTTCCTACGGCAACTGGTGATGGTTCATTTAAAAAATTAAGTACTAGTGAAGCTAATACAGACTATTTCGCTTATTTAAGAGGTATAAATGAGTTTAGTAATCCAGAGTCTGTAGATATAAATGTATTTGCAACACCAGGAATTGATTATGTTGATAATTTAGGTTTAGTAAATGAATCTATAGACATGGTAGAAACTGATAGAGCTGACTCTCTTTACATTACAACAACACCAGACTTTAATATGTTCGTCCCAACAAATTCAGACCCAGTCAATCAAGTAACACCAGATGAAGCTGTGGATAATATAGAGGATTCTTTAATAGATTCTAACTATACAGCAACTTATTATCCTTGGGTTCAGATAAGAGACGCGGCTAACAATAAACAAGTATACATACCACCAACTGCGGAGGTAATGAGAAATATAGCTCTAACAGATAATATATCATTCCCATGGTTCGCATCAGCTGGTTATACAAGAGGTTTAGTTAACGCTGTGAAAGCTAGAAAGAAACTTACGTTAGATGAAAGAGATACATTATACGTTGGTAGATTGAACCCAATCGCAACATTTAGTGATACAGGCCCAATTATCTGGGGTAATAAAACTCTACAAATTAGAGAGTCTGCTTTAGATAGAATTAATGTTAGAAGATTATTACTACAAACTAGAAAATTAATATCAGCGGTAGCAGTAAGATTAATATTCGAACAAAATGATGATGTGGTTAGACAACAATTCTTAGACTTGGTAAATCCAATACTAGATTCTATTAGAAGAGACAGAGGTTTAACAGACTTTAGAGTTGTTCTTTCAAATGACCCAGAAGAAATAGATAGAAATGAAATGAATGGTAAGATATATATTAAACCAACAAGAGCTTTAGAATATATATTCGTTGAATTCCTAATAACACCTACTGGGGCCTCTTTTGAAGATATATAATATTTATAATAAAATAGTGAGATGAAATTTACAAAAAAAATATTGGTTGAATCTTTAAATAAGAAATCTACTGGTAATAAAACTTTTACTAATGGTAAAAAACAAAATGTAATTATTAGTGAAGAACAGTTAGAAAGAGTTCTATCAATTATTCAAGAACAATGGCAAGAAATAAAATTAGAAGAAGACGCTAAACCAGACTTTTTAGATTTAGATGGTGATGGGGACAAAAAAGAAACCATGAAAAAAGCAGCTAAAGATAAAAAGGAAATGGAAGAAGGTAAGAAAAAAGACCATGATGGTGATGGTGATATAGATTCTGATGATTATTTAGCAGCAAAAGATAAAGCTATTAAAAAGGCAATGAAAAAAGATGTAAAAGAAGATAGTGAAGGTGAGGAAACATATAACTATGGTGAAGATGAAGGTGCAGATGAAAAACATATTAAGGATTTAGAAAAAGATATGGCTTATGATGAAGACCACGAAGATAGACGTGAAAAAGGAACTCACTTTGAGTCTGAGGATGAAAAAGAAAAATTAATTCAAGAAGACATTAAAAGAATGAAACAAATAATAAAACCAATAGCAAAAATTTAATAACTATGGAAAAAAATATTTTAAATGAGTTAAATAGAGCTCGTGAAATAATGGGGTTAGATTTAATTAGTGAAGAACAATTAAATGAAAATATAGGTAATGGAAATGGCCAAAATTTCGGTCTAATGGGTACACCTACAGCAAAATATAAAGACCTTACAGAAAAAGAAGATATGGAAGAAAAAGACATGGAAGAAGGTCATAAAGAAGACCATGTTGAAGGAAAAGAAGACGAGGTAAAAGAAAATGGTAAAAATCCACCTATGGAAGGTGTTGAAGAGGGTAAGGTTGTTAAAGAACAAGAAGAGGAAGAAGAAGAAGAGGGGGAGGAAGAAGAAGTAGTAGACCCTAATGCTGTAGTTACAAGATATAAAAGAGTATTATTCGGTCAAGATAATGTAAATATAGGAGCTGAACTAGTCTACAAATATAACAAACAAAAGCAAAAACCAGTAAAGGGTAGTGCGATTGTAAGATGGGCAGATTTTGGTGACCTTATTTCTGATAGGGATAAACGTAAACCAGTAAAAGACTGGAGATATGATTATAATAAAGATAGGCAAATGTACGATACATTAGCAAACCAATACCCAAAAAAGTACAAGAGTGGAATTTCTACAATATTAAAGAGAATAGTAGCAAGGAGAGCCGAAGAGTTAGGTGTTGATGTGGGTGATTTGAATCAGTTATTTGCTTCATTCTCAGAATTTGACCCATCACGTTACAAAGTAAGAACAAGTGAAAGAGCAGGTAGTTCCAAAAGAAGTGATGGTGAGAAAGGAAGTTATATAGGTTATCAGTTGAATAAAAGTAAAAGAGAAAATGAACAAGATGCACCAGACAAGTTTAGTAATTTTGTTTTAACATACATGCCAAAAGGTGGTGACCGACAAACAGTATATTTTTATAAAAATGGTAACGTTGAGGGCTCAAGTAGCCGTTGGGAACAAATGGTACAGGGGGTTGTAGATAGAAATGAAAAATATGAGTTATGTCAAGCATTACCAGATGAACTAAAAAATTCTAAAAACTGGTCAAAAACTAGTAGTAATGTTCGTGGAAGTTATAATCGTTCAAATTCAATAAAATGTTAGTATAAAACTTAATATAAATTAAAAAACTCCCTTTTTAGGGAGTTTTTTTTTACAAGATAATTGAACGTAATTTATTTTCTTTATTGATTCCAAAATCTATATAGTTATTTACACCATACATATTTGTTACTTTAACTCTGAACCACACGCCCCATTTACAACAATCTTTTTCTATTACGGTTACTGTAGTAGGTAAGTAATCACAAGACCTATTGATTGTTGGTGCAAACCACTCTTCTATAGCTTCAGACACACTAAAGTCATCATCAAGTGTCCCTAAACCAGATAACACATAAACTTCACTACAAGACAAATCTACTAATTGGTTTACTATAATAGTATCTTCACCATAAGTATTGTATAAACCCTCAACAACTTTAACAACTTCATTCATTTTTATTAAATAATCTTTTTGTGAATATGGAAAATCAGAGTTTTGTGATTTAACAGAAAAACTAGTTAGTAAAATAAGTAAGGATAAGAATAAATTTTTCATTTTTTTTATTTTTAGTGGTTAGAATTCGTTTAATTATAGTACAAAGATAAGAAATTTTTTTTAAACTACAAAGTTATTTCGTTAACATTTTAATTTTTTTTAAATTTTAGTTTTGAGTAGTATCTACAGTTGTACCCATTTATGTTTTCATATGATTCTTGTACGTGTATCATTATTATTTTGTTCTCAAAATCCAATATTTCGTATAAAATAGGTCTCCCAGACCCACCTAATAGTAGATAAGAACCAACAAGAGGTTCTGTTATTGTCATGTTATTGTGTGTTACAGACAAACCATAAGGTTGTAAAGTATCACCATCCAATGTAAAATGTCCCATACCTGGTACATTATCAGGTAAATAAAAACACCAAGTAGTAACATTTTTAATTAGGTCTTCAAACTCATACATACTACTATCATATCTTAAACTACTACTATCACTAATAGTAAAATGATTTGTCATCTCTATTTCATCTGTTTCTAGATTCTCTAAGTACATTTCACCATCAACCAATAGCCAACAATCATCTATAAAATAATCATCAACGTAAGGTACCGGATTTTGTGTTGTCGGGTACGTATTTTCACAAGGAATTATTAAGGTTTCTTTTTCACAAGAAACTAATAATATAACACAAAGTAATTTTAATAATTTTTTCATAATACAAAGATAACTAAAAATAGTGAATAAACAAAATTAATTTGTATTTATTGTATATGGGAAGAAACATTATTATAACACCTAAACAATTAAGTATTTTTAAGTCTTTAATTAAAGAAGAATCAACAGGTAAAAATGTTAGAGCTTATTCTTTTGATTGGGACGATAATATTCTTAAAATGCCGACCACCATAAAAATGTTAAAGAAGACAAATGGTAATTGGAAACCTGTCGATGTAGGTACTGAAGACTTTGCGTTTTTTAGAAATAATACTATGTACAAATTAGACGATGGAGCTTTTGATAACTTTATAGACGATGAGGCATTTATAAAAGACCTAGAAAAAGCTTTAAATAATAAATCTTATGCACCATCATTTAATAAGTTTAAGGAAGCACTTATTTACGCAAATCCAATATCAATCATAACAGCTAGAGGTCATAAACCAGAAACACTTAGAAAAGGAATGGACCTAGTCGTATCTTATACTTTTACTGAAAATGAATTAAATGATATGATTGATAATATCCAACAAGAAACACCTGAATTAGATGGTGTGGACGCTGAAACAGTATTAAAAACTTATTTAGATAGTCATGAATATCATCCAGTAACTTCAGAGTCTTTTATGGGACAGTTTGGTTTAGATGGTGGTTCTGCTATAAGTCCAGAAGAAAATAAAAAAATAGCATTAAGAGACTACGTAACAAAAATTGTTAGTAAAACTAAAGAAATGGTTAATACAGATTACAATAAATTATCTGTTGGGTTTAGTGATGATGATTTAGGAAATATAAATGCTATTGTAAGATTTATAAAAAATGTATTACAATCAGAGTTTCCTGATGTTGATTTTGTTGTTTACGACACTTCAGAAGGTGGAATGAATAAAATTATATTAAAACAGTTAAATTAAACATTTTTTTCATTACCCATATATTTATAGATATAATAAAAAACTAAAATTAAAAATTAAAAAGATATGGCTGACTTATTAATGAAAATGCCTATACCTTATGAACCAAAGAAAAAGAATAGGTTTATTTTAAGATTTGATTCATCTTTGGGGATTAATGAATGGTATGTAGAAAGTACTTCTAGACCACAAGTAACAATTAATTCTGTGGAAGTACCGTTTCTTAACACGTCTACGTATGTTGCGGGAAGATTTGTTTGGAACACCATAAACGTAACTTTTAGAGACCCAATTGGACCATCCGCTGCACAAGCACTTATGGAGTGGGTTAGATTACACGCAGAGTCAGTAACAGGTAGAATGGGGTATGCAGCAGGATACAAAAAGAATATAGACTTAGAATTATTAGACCCAACAGGTGTTGTTGTAGAAAAATGGATAATGCAGGGAACATTCCTTACAGATGTTAATTTTGATAGTTTAGGATATAGTGATGATGGGTTAGCAACAATTTCAGCCACGTTGCGACCAGATAGATGTATCTTAGTTTACTAATTAACACCAAAAAATAAGAAAAGTCCTAAGGGACTTTTTTTTTGCTTTAAAAAACCCTTTACTTTATAATTTTAAATGTTGATGCTTATTATATAATATAATAATAGCAATATTTACTATAAAATAAAAAGCTATATATTTAAAATTATAATATAAAATATAATATATGTTGCAAGATAATTTAAAACCAGACACAGAAACAATGTTACCGTACGACATGGTAACACTACCTTCAGAGGGTATCTTCTATAAAAGTAAGAAAAAAAGTGTAAAAGTAACTTATTTAAATGCCTCTGATGAAAACCTACTAGCATCACAATCATTACAAGGTAGTGGTGAACTAGTTAACCAACTAATAACTAGAAAAATATTAGATAAGGACATTAATGTTGTAGACATGCCTGAGTGTGATAAACAAGCTATTTTAGTTTTTTTAAGAAATACAGCTTTTGGTTCTGAATATAAAGTACAATTAACTGACCCAAAAACAGAAGAACTGTTCGAAACAAGTATAGATTTATCAATATTAAAAACTAGAGATATAGGTGTCGAAACCGATGAAAAAAACGAGTTTGAGTTTTATTTAGAAAAATCCAAGAAAAAAGCAAAGTTAAAATTCTTAACCCCAACAGACGAGGAGGAACTTAGAAAAATTGATGAAAAACACAAAAATGACCCTATAAATCCTTTTATGACCAAACAACTAGAAAAAATGTTAGTAGAAATAGATGGTGTTAGAGATAGAATGACAATAGCACAATTTATTCAAACAATGCCTATAAAGGACTCACAAGATATTAGAAAAATTGTTAGAAATAATACTCCAGCATTAGATTTAAATGCTACCGTAACTACACCCTCAGGAGAAGAAATGAAAGTTGGTATTTCATTGGGTGTTGAGTTTTTTCGTCCTTTCTACGGGCTATAGGAATGCCCTTTTGCAAGAGTTTTACTTCTTAATGCGTCACTTACACGTACCCTACAGAGATTTATTACACATGCCTACTTTTGAAAGAAGATTCTATATTGGCAAATTAATAGAAGAGTTTGAAAAGAAAAATGAAGCTATAGAACAGGCAAAGAACAAAAGTAAAAACAGATTCTAACTATTTATAATAAAATAGTTAACTATGCCAAATAATGGAGATATAAGAGTAAGAAATGGCCAACGTGAGGTTTGGATTAATAATAAGTGGGAACCCTATGGTACCCCCCAAAACAATACACAACAACCTCAAAGGACAACTACACAACAATTTAAAATACCAGAAACTTTACTAGAAGAAAGAGTACCAAAAAACAGACTAGAACTATCTGATTTAGAAAAAATGCAGTCTGTAATGACAGATATACAAAGTGGTACTATAGACACACAAAAATCTATGTCAGTAATTTTAGATATGCTGGCTATGGAAGATACTATAAGGGTTGATATTTCCAAGAGTATTGGGATGTCAAACCAACAATTATTTGACACTATAGAAGAGTTAAATGAAGCAGGCGCGTCAGCTTCAAGATTTGCGTTAACTGTAAATGAATTATTCGAAACATTTAAAAATATAACACTTGAGGTTGGTAGAAAATTAAGAATATCACCTGAAGTTACTGAAAGAGCAGCATTATTAACTAAGACTTTAGAAGGTTTTGATGCAGCAGATTTTGCCGCAGCATTTGACACCATAGGTTTTAGTTTAGATACAGCAATAGGTAAAGTAGATGACTCTAATAACGCTATGAGTGAAATAATTACCACTGGACAACAATTTGGTGTTGTTATGGAAAAATTCTTAGGTAATGTATCATCAAATCTTAAATTAGTTAATACATATGGTTTTGAAAGAGGTGTTGAAGGATTAGCTAGAATGGTTGCTAGAGGACAAGCGTTAGGTTTAGAGATGAGTACTGTAAGTTCTTTAGCTGATAAATTCTTTGACCCTGAAGGTGCTATAGACTTTGCTGCGAGAATGCAGGTAATTGGTGGTGCTGTAGGTGACCTACAAGACCCTTTTAAATTAATGTATATGGCAACTAATGACCTAGAGGGTCTACAAGAAGCTATAATAGACACTGCCGCTGCAGCTGTAACATTTGATGAAGAAAAAGGAAAATTTGTAATATCACCAGAACAAAGACGACAATTAAAAGATATGGCGGAGGCTATGGGTATGTCATATCAAGATTTAGCAGATACAGCAGTTAAATCAGCTAGACGTGCTGAAGTTTTTGCTGAAATGAAGTTTCTAGATAATGTAACTGAGGATGACAAAGAACTTATAGCTGGAATGGCTCAGATGGGTAAAGGGGGTGAAATGCAAGTTAAAATACCTAGTATTGATAGAATGGTTGATGTAGATAGATTAACACCTGAACAAATAGAAGAATTAAAAGCTGTTGGTATGTCTGATAGTGAGGTCTACAAACAACAATTAACTGTAGCAGAAAAATCAAATCAATATTTAGCTACAATTGATACGGGTATTAGAGCGTTGGTTAGACAACAAGGTGGTGATACAACAGATATGGTCGCAGCAAGTCTAAGTCAACAAATAGGTGAAAGTATAAATTTATTATCTGAAGAAGACCTTAGTGCGATAGCATCCGGAGATAAAGACGCTATACAAGACGTTCTTGCAAATTTACCAGATAAAGCTACTGACGCAGCTCAAAAGCAAATAGTAGAAGCATTAAAAAACATGGGAATGATTGGACAAGGTCAAATTATACAAGCAAACGATTTTATATTAAGACCAGGAGAGGCACCTATTAGATTTAATGAAGATGACATTATATTAGGTGGTACACAATTATTAGGGGATACAGTTACGGATATGAGTAATAAAATTAACACAACCAATACAAATCTTACAACCACTAATGTGGGTGGTGGTCAAACAGGCCCTATAGAACTTACTGGTACATTAACAGTTAAAGGTGAGGGAGAAAATGCAACAGTAAATGTTAGAAGATTATTAGCTCAAATGAATTCTGGGGATTTACAAAGTCTTAGTATGATGTTAGCTAATGCAACAGCATAAAAATAATTAATAATCTATTTATTTAAAAAAGATAATGGCAACACCAAATAACAACAATTCACAAAATCCATACGGACTAGGTAATTATAAAATATCTATTGCTAGTACGGAAATTTTACGAAAGTTTTTATTGGGTAAAAATTTACAAAGTTCTTATCTCGCAGACTCTAACCCAATAACACCCCCATTTGGTGTACAACAACCAGGAAGTACTGACTATAACACCCTTTCAGATAATTTTGTAAAAGACCAAGATACTGTACAAGAAGAAGCTACTAAACCACAAACAAATTTATTTTTGGATAATAAATATGGACCTATGGGTGGGTATCAAGACGTTAGACTAATTGATGTTGATAAAGTACTACCTCGTACAGGTCAAGGTTATGTCGTACCTAATACAGTGACACCACAATCATTTGTATCATCCACTTACACACCTAAAGAAATATTAGAGACAGTTAATATAACAAATGGTTTAACAAATACTTTAAATAACAAAATATTAAATGATAGTATATTAACTGAGGTTTCTGTTGGATATTTAAGAAAAAATTTAGGTTACATACAATCACAATATGATTTTGATGTTAGTGTTGAAGGTTCAGCTATAGCCAACATCAGTAGAACACCAGGCGAAAAAATATTAGAAGGTACAGACTTTATATCAAGAATTACAAATCTATATTATGGGTACTCAAATATCCCAGGTAATTATTTTCAAGAAACTTTCGTACCCGATATAAACGCATTAAAGTTAGACCAAATTAATTTTGTTGGTGGTCTAGCACCTAATATTACAGCAACAGCTGATGCTTTACAAAACTCTATATTTTCTAGTGGTTTAGGTATACCAACTAGTCCTGGAACAATGCCTATACCTAGTGATATATTTTTACAATATGCGGGTGAAGAACAACAATCCGCTTTATTCGAAGCACTTAAATATAATATTTATCGTCCTGATTATAGTAAGGTACCTATACCTAGTAATATAGATAAAGTTGTACCATTTTACTATGTTGGTTCTAAAGAATCAGAACCAGGTAAAATACAAAGTCCACTAGATGCGGTACCACAAGATGAGTTTGGTAGAAGTACTGGTGCTATCGTATACGGACCCTCAACACTAGCAAAAGAATTAGAAACAGTAAATGGTAGAGCATTGTGGTTATTTCAAACGTTTGGTTTACTAGGTAAAACATATATGGATGGTGGTGGTCTGTCTGGTGGTTGGACGTGGTTTGGTAATAAATCTTTCGCGTCTTTAAATGCACCACCACAAATGTTAACAACCAAGTCTTCAGAAAAACCTAAAAGAAAAGGTGGTCTATTAGATGAAACACAAAGACTTATAGATTCAGCACCTCTTATGGGTGGAGCACGTAGACAACATGCTGGACATGCTATAGACCAAACATCTAAAATATTTAATGATGGGTATAAACAAATTTCTAAAGGGTCAGGTGCAAGATTTGTTGATGAGGGTATATTTGGTGCTTTACAAACTAGAGAGTTTTGTCGTACTTGGACTAAAGATAATCCATATTATAAATTTAGTAATATGGTTAGATTTGAAGGTAATCAACTAGGGAAAGAAAGTTCTGTATTAGATAATACATTTAATTTAAATATAGCACCTAATATGGGTGTTAATGTTGATACTGAAGCAAAAGAAAAAAACGTAAAAAAATATATGTTTTCTCTTGAAAATTTAGCTTGGAGAGGTAGTGAAGAACTATTAGGACTACCTAAAGCAGAAAAAGGACCTAATGGCGGTAGAATAATGTGGTTTCCACCATATGACCTACAAATAGGGGACACAAATTCAGCACAATGGAATTCAATAAACTTTTTAGGTAGACCAGAACCGGTTTATGCTTACAATTATACCGAAAGAATTGGTACATTAAGTTTTAAAGTTGTTGTTGACCACCCATCGATATTGAATGTAATTGCTCAAAAAGAATTAGTTGATACACCAGATAGTGTTGCAGACGCCGCTTTAGAGTCTTTCTTTGCTGGATGTAAAAAGTATGATGTATTTGAGTTAGCTGAAAGATATGAATTTTTAACTCCTGATGAAATAAATGAAGTTATAAATAGTAATGAAAATAATCCACCACCAGCAAATACAGACCCAGGACCAGATACAGCTGTAGAATCAAATGAAGAAAACTCTAGTGACCCAACAACATTTTGGGACACATGGGTAGAAACAGCCGAAGCTTCTGCTTTAGATGAGGCTACCAATTTTAAAAATACAATTAATAATAATTTGAATAACCAAGAAGAAAATCAGGCGAAATTAAAAACTAAGATTTTAAGTAAACTATTGGGTGAACAAAATTACTTTAAACATTTAGAAACAACAGATGAATTTGTTTACAGTTCTTTAAAAAGAAAATTACAATATTTTCATCCTGCATTTCATTCTACCACACCAGAAGGTTTAAATAGTAGATTATCTTTCCTATTACAGTGTGTAAGACCAGGAAAAACAATACCAACAGTAACAGAAGAAGGTGTAGCTGATGTCGATGCGGAAAACACAGCATTTGGACCACCACCTATTTGTGTATTAAGAGTGGGTGATTTTTATCACACTAAAATAGCTATTGATTCCGTAAGTTTTAGTTATGACCCTTTAATATATGATTTAAATCCTGAAGGCATCGGTGTCCAACCTATGATAGCTAATGTATCAATCAACTTTAAATATATAGGTGGTCAAGGGTTAAAAGGACCAATATCACAATTACAAAATGCACTATCAAATAATTATTTTGCTAACACTGAAATGTATAACCCAAATAGTTTAGTTAATTCAGGAGAAGAAGAAGAATTTAATAGTTTTGATTGGATTAAGGATAAAGCAACCGATAAAATAAATGATTGGTTTTCTTAAAAAATAGTTTATGACAGGAACAACTAATTATAAAAACACTATAAATAACTTTGTAGATAATAGCAAAGCCTATAGTTTAGATGTTAAAAATAGATTAACTAACCTATTTTTATTTAATAATATGGGTTTAGTTGAAGAAGTTATGCATTCTAGAACATTTAATTTGGGTAAATTAGGTGGTGACGAGTCTATAGGTGGGTTAACAACCAATCTAGTAGGGGTACCAAAAGAACTATTCCAAAGAATAATAAATTATTACACAACAATTAAAACAGCTATTAGTGCTGAAACAACCTCGATACAAACAAATTTTAATACACTATCACCAACAAATAATGAAAAATTATACATAAAAGAGGTACTAAATAAAACATTAGACCAACAGTTTGAATACATAAATAATAACTTAATGGAAGTTGTTAATAGTTTAAGAAAATCACAATTTGATTTAACAAAAGTTGTCGATAAATTAAATTTTATAACACTAAATAGTTATGATGGATACTACCAAAATACATTTGGTGGGTTAGTTACTGTACAACAATTAACATCTTCTACAACAACACTTATACAAGCTTATACTGGTGATAGTTTAAGTTTAAGTAATTTTATTGGTGAATATGTAAATCCTACATTTAATAGAAATTATCCCGCAGCAACATTAATAAGAGGAATAGAATACTTATTCTTTTCTAATCAGGTATACACAAATAATAGTTTATCGTTTACTTTTGATGGGTATATAAATGATAGTTATCAAGAAGAGTTGAAAAA